CGGCAATGTTCTGCACAAGGGCGCTCTTCCCAAGCCCGGTGTCTCCAAGTATTGTCACAAATTCTTCCCGGTAGACGTAGAAATTTTCCTCCAGCGGAAGGACCTTCTTCATATCCAGGAGAATGTTCTTTGTATGCATTACGGAGAATATTCTGAGTTTCTCTTCAAGGCTCTGAGCGTCTTCCGGCTGTGCGGAGTTGAATGACTTCTTCTTAAAGAACATACAGCGGTCGTCGCACCACTGATGCATGATCTCGTCGTGGCACGAATAGGTGTAGTTCTTTTTGAAGACGTCTCCGACCTTCTTGCGTATCTCTCCGACTTCCAGTTGACCCCTCGTCCATTCTCTCATCATCACTTCAATTCCAGACTGAGGAATTCCCGCACGTTTGAACGCGCTGATCATCCTGAGCATGGAAATGTGTCTGGTTCCTATCTTTGGATCGGACGTATAGAGTTTCTGCATACAGGTTACGATCGGAGAGAAGCCGTCCGCTGCCATCGGATTGGTGTCCGTCAGGACTTCTTTCGGCCTGCGTTTAAGCCTTTCAAGTGGAAACCCATCAAACTCAAATGGCGGGAATGTGAAGTTGTTTCTCGGCTGCTGCGACGCTTCGATGATTTCGCTGATGCTTGAGTTCATGAGTTCGCCGTTCTCAAGCGGTATCTTGTATCTTCCCGTTTTGTAGTTGACGGTATTGGCCACTCTGATGAGTCTTGCCTTGTCGTAGATAGTATCGCATTCGGGGAACATATTCACGAGGGTTTCTTTGACCTCTTCATGCGATTCGAAGTTCCATAGGTTCGGAAGAACGAAGTGAAATCCGCTTCCGGAATAGTACGAACGAATATTTATTTCGTCGATGTCGTGCATCTCTTTGAGTTGAATGAACAGGTTCTTTGCCCTTCGATGCACCATTTCGTCGCTGTCGCCTTTCTTGTCGACGTCCAGCGTAATGATTTCAATGATGGGCTTTCCGAGGTATCCTTTGACGGTCTTGAATGCACGCAGGTGATCTTTGAGGGTTTCGTCGAACAGATAGTAAGAGCGGTACAGTTCCATATTGCTTTTTTGTGCATCGAGTTGATGCCGTCCTATTTCAGACAGCGCAATTGGAATTCCCCTGTGAGAGAGGCTTCCTTTGGCGAGTTCAATGTACCGCACTTGGTTTGCCATGCTTTACCCCTTTATTGTAAATTGTTGAATTTGATTTTTATAGGAACGAATTTTTTTAGGCACCGCACAAGGGGAGAGGACTTCCCCTCCCCTTATGTGGAATTATGCCTTAAAATGACTTCGGCGCTTCAGCCTCTTCGTGAGGCGTCGGGAACGACAGGTCGTCCTCGATCGGCTTCACGTAGCCTGCTGCAACGTCGCTGTCGTACTTCGCACGAATGACGTCCCTGACCGAGCGTCCGTCCTTGTCCTTCCAGTTAACCGGGAAGACCTCTCTGTACGTACGGTACTTGTTCTTTCCCGTCTCCTCGTTCTTTGCGTAGGGATATTGAAGACGAACGATCTTCTTTCCGACCAACTGCGACAGAACGTCGTCCGGAATGGAGTTGTCGGGATTCAGATGTTTCCACGAGACCTTCAAGCGGTTCAAGAGGATCTTCACGCTCGTTGCCGAGGACCACTGAAGTTTTCCGTTCTCGTCGCGTTTGAGATTTCCGGCGATGGTGAATTTCGGTTTGAAGTTCTGTCCGACTTCGAGTTCCATTTCGATGCCGACGTCAACCGGCTTTCCGTTCTTGTAGATGTCCTCATTCGATACGCTGCGTGCCGACACAATTTCCGCTTCTCCGATGAAGATTCCGTTGAAGTTGGAATCGTTGCTCAGAAGGTTTTCATCGTGCGATTGTCCGTTTGTTGCTGACATGGTGCTTCTCCTTTAAGATTGATAGTTGATGATTGATTGACGTACAAGTCCAAGATCGTTTGGTATCCTGTTTTCCTTGAACATTCCGTACGGTGATTTTGCGGTACATGTGCCGTCCGCATTGGTGATGAAGTAGTACTTTGTGGTTCCGTTGACGTTATTTCGTTCTGCTCCTGCAAATAATACGACAGTGAAGAGTCCTTCCATTGTGATGGTATTGTCCAGCATCTTCCCAAGCGTCTTTATCTTGCGTTCTCCGTTGTCTCCGAGTTCGTCGTGGTAGAGAAAGAAGATGTACAGTTCCCTTTTGAGTTCCCTGGCTTTGTCGATGGGCTTGAACCCTATCTCTGCAAGTTCGGAAAACTTGTCGTATCCTTTCACCCTGGCTTTGTCCATGTAGGCGAATGCCATGATGTACTGTGCGTCATCGATGACGATGTTCTCTATTTCCGGTCTTGACTTGTCGATGAATTCAAGCACGTCCACGATGGTCTTCATGTCGTCCGTTTCAATGTAGTTTCCTCCTTTCGAAATCGGCATAGTGGTATCAAAATGTTTCTTCCATCCCTTTGTCGGCAAGGCTTTGTTTGCGACGTTGATGATCGCCGTCTTCTTTGGATCGAGACCGGTGATGTTGAGTTCTGGGAACGGAAGAATTGCGGTGGACTTTCCTTTGCCGGACGGGCCGACGATTGCAATGACTTGACTCAAGATATGCTCCTATAAGTTAGTGATGGGAATGAAATGTAGGTAATTTAAGAGAAGTGGTCAATAGTCATTTCGTACAATAAAATCCGCACTTTTTCGCCGTCGTCGCCCGGTGCAAAGGTCATCTGCTCAATTTCGTTGAGCATCACATAGACGCTAAGTTCCCGCTTCAAGAGCGCCTGGAATATCTTCCTGGCTCTTTCCTGAGAGTCCCCAAACATGGACAAGCCTCTGAGTGAGAGAGCAGTGGCGTCTGCCTTTTGAACAGACAAGTCCTGCTTCTCTGAGTTCGAACATTCGTCCGGTGACGACGTTGATGGGAAGACCCGATGCCCTTGATATTTCCATATTGCTCAAGGCGTGGTCGGGATGCTGCATGAGGAAGGAAAGAATTTGTTTCTGTCTGCCATGCACCTTTCCTTCTGCGTGGGTCAGTTCATACGACTGATCTCTGGTGTCGGTTGCTGTTTCCATTTGGCTACTCCTTCGATAGTTTGCCCGTTACATTTTTGATGAGTTCGTTTACATCCTTTGCGTTGAGCGTTCCAAGCACAATTTCCGATCTGATTTTGTTCTTCACATCGTAAGATACCCCGCGACAATACCCAAGTTTTAGCAATATCTTATTTGCCAAAATTTCCGCCACCTCTGTATTGGTATAACTCTTTTTACCATAGTTTGCGATCATTTCATTGGGGATCAGTCGATATGCTTTGCGTATTTCTGCGGCTTTTGCTGCAAGACCGAGATTCATTATACATTCCGAGACCTTTTTGTCGTACTTCTTTTCCTTCTTCGCACTGAGGTCGTCGTATATCTTGTCAATAAGCGCTTCGACTTGCTGTTGGTTGAGTTTCATTTACTTCTCCTTTGATAGTTGTTGAAAGAAATTTGAGATGTCGCTCGAGGTAAGTGAGTCCTCACGAGCAACCGTTGCCTCACTCCCGTTCTCAAATTGTTATTTGGACACCGGGAAGCTCTTCTGATTGAACATCGCCACCGCATCGAAGAGTTCTTCGAAGGTCACCTCAAGACGTACGCCTTTTCGGTCTATCCTTACGATGTCGGTATCGAGGTAGATATTGATTTGAATGTTTGCTTCAACGTCAACAGCTTCAATCAAAGAGCCTTCGATACGCGTCTGTTTGTACAGCGTTGCTATTGCCATCTATTCCCCCTTAAGAGAACAGTTCGCTCAGCGTTGCCGAGAGGTTCTCTTTGGTCAGGTGAAGGACCATCAGATCGTTCCGGCGTTCCACAAGGTCCGAAATGTTCAGCGGATATTTCCCGGCTGTTTCATTCAAAGCGACCTCAGCCTGGGCGATCTCGATGTTGACCTTTGCGATCTCGAGTTGCAGCGACTGTTTGACTTCTGCTGCACGCAGGGGGGCCAATTCCTTTTCGCTCTCTTTTTTGGTTTGACTGAGCAGATCGATGTACTTCTTTGAGAAAGAAAACAGTTTGGTTGGCATAACTACTCCTTTTGTTTATTGGTTAATTTATTTGGACAGTACCCTTTGTGCTACCAAAAGTTTTGTTGCGGGCGAACGGTTGAAGGCCGAAAGGGCAAAGAACTCCTTGTACTTATCGGGAACGGTTGCTTGTTCCAAAATGAGACGTAACGCATCGCAACCGTTATTGTTCTCCGTTAATATGTTCGCTGTTTGCCAGAAACTTCGACTTAACGTACCCGACCATAGGAAGAATTGATCGATGAGATCTGAAATAGAATCATCGGTCGTCTTTGTATTACATTTCACATTTCTTTCGAAAATTTCATAGTGGGCACATTTCCATATCGGATGCAGTCCTTCTTCTATGAATCTCTTTTCGAGACTCAAAAACAGATTGTCCCGATCGGTATATTCGCTTTGTTTTTTCATTGGTTTATTCCTTTGGTTTAACGACTTGACGTTCCCACGAAGTAAGTCCCCTGATTTTGCTCACGGAGACTCTTCGCGCGATGTGGCCGGTTGATTCGTTCTCGAGGTCGAACCTCAGTCCGAGCTTGGTGCTCTTTCTGATTTTGATGATGCGATAGACGTTTGATTTGATGTCGTTCTCAAACACGATGGGAGTGTGGAACAGCACGAGTGCTGTCCTCGAATAGGGATCGTGTGCTCCGAAGTCCGGGATGAGCATGTTGTCGGTGACGAGAACGTCTTTGGCATCAATCTCTTTTTCAAACAGACTGAACCAAAACAATTTGAGTGCTTCGATGAATTTATACCATATCTTCTTCATTGTTCATTCCTTTCGTTTTAATTTTTTGTTTTGAAAGATGCCGTTCCAGTTTGCGAATGTGGCCTTCGAGTTCTTTAATTCGAAGCATGATTGCCGATGCAAGTTCGTGTCCACTTGCATCTGCCATTCTTCCGAGAGTACCTGTATCATCGGAAAAACAAGGATACAAGCCATCCTCGTCTGGTGTTTTTATTCCTTTGACAAATCCCCAAATGCAATTTGTGCAGTCTGGATACACCCCTAATTTTTTTAATTCTTCTTTACCGTTGGGAATAGTAGCAATACAAAGACTGCATGTTTTTATAGTGCCAAAGCCGGTCAATTTGGGTAAGACATCCCGGCCAGAACCACGACTGAGTTGTCCGAGAGTAATGGACTTGTATCTTTTCAAGAGGTTCTTTGCAGCTACCAGACCATATTTCAATCGAGATTTTGCTTTCATTTGCTGTTCCTTTCTTTGTCTTCTTGTTCCTGTTCTATATCGATAACGCTGTTCATCGCCATCAGCGCCCATATTGCCAAATAGACGACGATGACGACAGCGCCTATGACGAGTGTGATTTCTACCATATATTATCCTTCTCCTTCCATCCGAGGTTTTTCCTCCAATGCCTTCCGAAGAAGTGCCTCATCAGTCCTTCCAGAATGTACGACATTCCAAGATAGACGAAGAAGGCAAGGATGAGGTAGAACACAAGGTCGAGGTATTCAGTCCATTCCATTTATTCCTCCAAATTGAAGTCTTCAATGCGTTCGCACAACAGAAGAAGTTGATAGAAGATATGTTCTTTCATGACCGGTCTTGCTTCGCATACCTGGATCCACGTTTGATATGAGTCGTTGCTGCTTGGCGGCTCAATCTCAAATATTTCGCAGAAGTGCTTCATTTCATCGTTGAACATATAGTTAATGACCTTCTTCAACGCCTCGGTTGGTACATTGGTCGTTTCGATTTGCATATCTAATGTGATACTCATATATCCTCCTTAAATCTTACATCGAATGTATCGTTAAATAGTTCCCACATTGGGGTTGATACCCGATTTTCAATGCGGCGATGATGCGCGTATTCGTTCTTTCTGTCAAAGTAATCCCGCATCCCCACATTCAACCTATGCCACATCACTATCGCCTCTTCCTCTGTTTCAAGCGTTATCGTGATTGGCTGAAATGGCTTTACATCTTTCTGTTCTACTTTCATATTACCTCCCTTGTTTGTTTTAAAGTTATTAAACCGCCGGATGCAATCTTGCCCCCTCTCGTGTATTGAAGACAAGTTCCCACCCGGTTCATGCTGTTCGAGAGATGCACGCCTGTATTCGATAAATGGGTTATCCACCTAAGCGTACACGTCCCTTTCGCATTCGGTCTTTTTATATCGATAGTTTTTGTGACAGTTGTTTGCGGTATTCAACTTCCCGTTCCGCTTCAAAGAGAACGTCGTCGGAGACCTCGACGGCATCGCAGAGGTTGTCTTTGAGCCAGAGGAAGTATCCGGGTTCGAATTCAAGGACCTCGGAGACCTTAAAGCCCTTGTGCTTTCCGAAGTTTAGCATGCTGAATTTCTTCAGCACGCACTTTTCGTTCTCGAGCATTGTCGGACACCTTTCTGAGTTTGCGGACAGTTCGTATCATGGACTGCTGGATTTGCTGCATTGTGCGGACTTCGGGGCTAACCTTGTTCATAGGCGGCCTCCATCATTTCGCGTTCAAACATCTTTTCGATCGTTCGTGCTTCGTGCTTCTGATGTGTCGGGGTAAACCGCACACGCTCAGAAATTCTTAACAACGGCAAGGACAGCCTTATTTGTCGATTTATTTCGACCTGTACGGCTTGCCTTGTTTGTCTTTCGCGGATAGTCATTTCGATCCTCCTTTTTGATTTCCGGTTGGTAGATGTATGACGGTGCAACTTTGAATTGATTGTAGAACTGTCTCCGAAGAGAGTTTCCGATTACAGCCATTGTGTACCTCCTTGTTTGTTTGAGAGTTTACTCCAATTCCATCAACGGTTTTATTTTCCACAGTCTTCCATTGCGGACGTAGATTGCAGAGTCATATCGAGCGGGCGTGATATATGTTTTGCCGAACATCTGCATATTAAAATGTGGATAAAAAATTCTGGGTATATATTCATCATTTTTTTGTTTGAAAGAAATTCGCATTACGTTATTGGTAATCTTTATATATCCAAGAGAGTCCCAGATGATAGATACGTATGCAATATCAACTTTGGTATAGTTTTGGGTTCCAACCCACCCAACACTATCGACGATAAATATTGTCCCGCGATATGTAGATGTGGATGATGTATCAAAATACAGGTTATTTACCTGTCCATATCCGACAGAGCCGATTAGCAACAGTCCGGTAAGTAACAAGAGTGTTAGTTTCATTTTCCACCTTCGATTAGTTTGTCAATGTCGGATTTAATTGCGTATGGAAGCGGGTTTGATAAATCTTCAACATCGCTGAATAGGTAATAACGCAACCCCTTCATTCCCTCTTTAATCCTGTTGAGTTCGGATTTCAATGCCTTAATTTCTGCGGATTGGTCATCAATCTTCTTTTGGAACACAGAAGCAATCGCATCCTCTCTGTATGTTTCCATCTTCGTTTGTTCTGTCATTGGGAGTCTCCTTCCGATGTATGACCGCAAGCCCTTGCCAGTCGTTCCTTACCTTCGATTAGTTTATTTGCAAACGCCCTTAATACCGCTCCACGTGCGGGGTATGTATATCGTGCATCATCTTCATAACTTCCCTCAAAATGAATATCGGAATTGGTTACTTTCCCTCCCCTTGATTCTACGTCTGGAACACACAACAACATTTCATCATAACTATCTGCTGCAATCAGTTTCACCCCCTCTTTAATCCTGTCGAGTTCGTCAGCCAGCGTTTTTATTTTGGCTCGTAATGACGGGCTTTCAAGTCTTACTAAATTATCACAGAATGATAGGTCGATGATTTTGCAATCCCAAAATTCAAACGGCTCGTCAATCGCCAGTACTATCGAGTATTGTTGCCGAGTAATTTCTTTTGATAATTCCGCTTTCAACGCTTCGATTTCTGCGGCTTGGGATTGAGTGGCTTCGGTGATTGCTTTAATGAAATTGTCCTTTGTAAGGCATAGCCACGTTCGCCCATAAGAATCTAAAAACCCTTCCGAGTATTTATTCCAAAGTTCTTCCATCTTCGTTTGTTCGGTCATTTCATCCTCCTTGTTGATTTATTCTTCGACCTCGATCATTGTTTCTTTGATGGGAGAAATAAGGCGTTCGGCACTTGCACCGTTTCTTGCTTCATAATCAAATTGGTTTTTATAGAGTTCTGACGTTACGCCATACTCCATATAATTTGACCTTACCCCATAAACCCACCTCCACTTTTTTACCTTCTTCTTCGGCTGTTCTTCAATAAAGCCCATATCGGCATACCCGAAGAAAATAAACTCTGGATCAACGATTCCCCGCCCAAATTCGCAAAATCTCATCTCTCCGTATCCGTTTTTGTAAATAGCCACTCTAATCATTGCACTCATATTGCCTCCTTGTTATTTTTTATATAGGGTAACTCGTATTTAGAAAAACACCAAAACACAAGGGGGACAAAAGTCCCCCCGTGTTCACTCATGTTCAGGTCGCTCCGTAATTGCGACAAGCGTCTACTTGCTGTCACTTTTGCCAATATTGCTGACACGGGTGCCCGCCCCTAACGTACCCTCAATGCACGAGTAAAGATTGGCACTCACTCCAACGTAGCATGTCCACGTTCACCTTCAGGCTGTCCGACAAGGTACGACACTTTCCCCTTGCCGAAGGCACTTGTGAATGGGCCGTACAACGCCTTTCCCTTCTTCACCACTGCGTCACGGAGCATCTCTTCCGTGATACCGTCACCCTCATCCGGGACTGCACGCAAGGTCACACGTGCACCCGCCATGCTACCGAACTGCTGACGCAGTGCATCGTGTTTCCCGATTGCCTCAGTCAACGTTGCACATTGCGTAACGGGAGCCAGAGACATCGAATTGTTCCCGACTTTCAGCGAAGCGGATACTGACAGTTTCATACAAACTCCATAGATTGTTATTGAGGACGGCGGTACGCTGACGAAAACTCTACCGTAAAGTTTTCATCAACCCTTTCTCAAAGGTCGCCCCGTAAATCAAAGGGGGTGCCATTGAGATATAACTCCCGCATAAATTACAATATAATTTTGGAATTTTGTCGACAGGGTATTGACAAGTCTTCAGAATTTGTTTAATTTTGCATCAGTCAGGATCGACTAATAGTGTAGCGAATCAAGGGTCCTATCCTGCTCGAGAGAGTTTAAGGTTGGCAGTCTGCCCATCTCGTATGGACACGGGGTACGAGAGAGCCGCTCCGAGCGTTTGCTGGTTTCGTGAAAGCCAGTCATACTAGTAATAATACTTATCTTAATAAGTACACGGGTTAATACCATAAGTGTGCCTTTTCTTCTCAAACAAGTCACGTCGAATATATGTATAGTCTCCATAGGTAGATTTGAACCGCGGGTAAAGGACACTTCACCAAAGGGGAGAGAATGGCTTCTTTCAAGACCAAGATGGGTTTGGAGATTGAATACTATGAGAGGGGGGAGTTCAAGGGGGTATATAAGTATTGGAAGCAGGCAAGGCCCGGGGATCTGTGGCTGCTCTCGGACGACGGATATGTAGTGAAGGCAAGGCAGGTCAAGGAGCTCGTGGAGGTCAGAGGGAAGTCTTCAAGGACGAGGTACAGAGTCTGGTTCCAGATGGGAAAGAGATACACGCACGGCAGGAGCGTGTACAACTTCATGGAGCACGTTGCCAAGAAGGATACCATCGGATACTCTCCGAGGACATGGTGGGAGGCTCTTGCAAGCGCAAACCCGCATCTGGTAAAGATGCTCGCAAGACTGGTTATCTCCAAGAGACTCAACATGAACAAGACCAGGAAGTACAGCCGGATGGAATACGGATACTTCGACAAAGTTGCTCTTGCGTTCTACGGGGAAGTGTCCGATCAGAAGAATTGGTACAAGATCAGGACGTTCTACAATCACGAAGGAGTGCGTATGCTCATACAGGACGAGATCGACAAGATGCTCAAGGAGTTCGACATCACCGCTCAGAAGACTATGGAGCTGTATCAGAAGGCGGAGAGAGCGGCTGTCGCAAGCGGGAACGGAAAACTCATGCTCGCCGTCGCCCAGGAGTACAGAGACCTGCTCGGAATAAACTTGAGAAGGGCCGGAGCGCAGTCCAAGTCTCTGCCGCCCGGAACTTCGGACGCTCCGGATGAGAGACTGCTGGAAGCAATCAACAACGCTCCCGAAAGAAAGGAAATACAGGATGCCACCATCGTCGAGTCTTAAAAAGGCTCTCTCTCGGCTCGCTTCAGACGTCGTTCTGTTCGGAAAGACAATTGCTCCTCATACCTTTGAATTCGACTCGCCGCCGATACACTACCAGATCACCGGACTGCTGCTCGACAAGACTCTGAAGCTTCTGAACATCATCGCTCCTCGCGGCATAGCCAAGACCACCCTTGCGACCATTTATATCCTTCATCATCTGTTCTTCGACGATCCGGGCAAGAAGAAGTTCGTCGTCATCATCTCCAAGACTCAGCCTCATGCCAAGAGCATCCTTGCTACCGTCAAGAACATCCTCGAGTACTCAAGGGGATTCCGCCAGCTCTTCGGCTATCACGGGGAACACAATGCAAAGACTTGGAGAGAAGACACCATTGTGCTCGATACGGGAGACGGCATCGTCACCAGAGGTACGGGACAGCCTGTACGCGGACTGAACCTTCTGTCTCAGCGTCCGACGCTCATCATCATCGATGATCCGGAGGACGAGAACAACACCAAGACCATCGAGATGATGGACAAGAACCTTACGTGGCTCTTGAACGGAGTCGTTCCTTCGGTCGATGCGATGCGCGGAAGAGTCATCTGCATCGGAACTCCGCTTCACGAGAAGTGCATCGTCTCCATGCTCTCGCAGATGAGGAACTGGACGACCTTCCACTACGGGAACGACATCGAAGCAGGCGTCGCCCTGTGGCCGGAAACAAGGTCGCTTGAGTGGCTCACGCTTGAACTCGAAGCAAAGCGCGACGTCGGACTTGAAAGACAGTACTATCAGGAGTACGAATGTAAACTCATTCCGGGATCCGATGCGATGTTCAAGCCGGACTACATCCGCTACTACGACGAAGAGATGAAACTCGTCGGGGATCCGATGGAACGATACCTTGAATTCTCCGGAGTGAGGATTCCCGTCAACGTGTATATGGGGATCGATCCCGCTTCCCGCGTAGAGAAGAGCGCGGACTATTCGGTCATCATGCCCGTCGCGGTGGACAAAGACTTCAACATCTACGTCCTTCCGTACTTCCGCGCAAGAGTCACTCCGCTGGACCTCGCCAATGCGATCGAAGACTACTACAAGACGTACATGCCGGCTCTGACACTCATCGAGTCGACAGGGTATCAGGAGATGCTCCGCCAGTACATGCGCACGAAGATGTTCATTCCCGGTCTTGAGATCAAAGAGAATCCCAGGGACAAGAAGTCCGTCAGGCTTGAGATGCTTCAGCCGTTCTTCGCTCAGGGAAAAGTCTTCATCTCCAAGAGGATGGAAGACCTGCGAATGGAACTCATTATGTATCCGAAGTCAAAACACGACGACCTTCTCGACGCACTGTTCTATGCGGTCAAGAGGGCCAGGGCGGCGGCTCACGTGGTCTATGAACAGCCGGAGCAACTGCCTGAACATCATCAGGTCCTGATCGAGTACTACAAACAGGAAGAACCCCTGGACGACTTCTTTGCAGCCGACGACGAGGATTTCATTTGACACAATCAAACTAATCGCGTATCTTTGCGAAAGGTGAACTTATGGAAATAGGCATATTCGACTTCGAAACGTCCGGCTTCTACGCCGACAATTCAATCATCTTATGCTGTTCCTCCAAAGCATACAAACTGCCGACGATCACCACAATTCGCGCAGACAGATACAAAACGTGGAAGACCAATAAGACCAACGAGAAACTTGTCGTGGAAGCGATCTCGAAGGAACTCGACAAGTACGACATCCTCATCGCGCACAACGGACAGTGGTTCGACAAGGGCTTCTTCAATGCGAAGTGCCTTGAGTACGGAGTCAAGCCCGTTCTGAGATGGAAGAAACTCATCGATCCTGTTCTCATCGCACGAAGGCACATGAGGCTCGGAAGGAACTCGCTCACGGCGATCATCGACTACCTTCAAGTGCCGACTCACAAGACACCCATCGAACTCAACGAGTGGCGAAAAGCCAGCCACAACTCGGATATAAAAAGTATGAACAAGATCGTTCTGCATTGCGAGAAGGACATCATTGCGCTGGAAGAAGTCTATGCAAAGATGCGCCTGCTTGTTGACAGAATCGACAATCAAGGGAGCAGCCGATGAGTATCGCAAATCTTATTAGGAAGCAAACAGAAATTGGATTATATTCTGGCAAGGATGCCGAGACAATACGGGACATCTCCGAGCAACTCGGATACAGCCTCCAGCGCACCAGAGAAGTCGTCAACACCTTCGTTCATAACGGAGTGCTCGAGAGAGTGTACATCAGGGTTCCCGGTTGCAGAGTTCCGGTACCTGCATACATCAAAGTGAAGAAACCTAAACGAGGTAAAAAATGAGTATCACCGAGCAATCATACGATGTCTTCGGACACTCTCCGACAGAGAGCGCTCCGCAGTCCGAACCTCAAGAGCAGGACACCTCTCCGCAGAACGAGGCTCTGTACTCCAAGAAACTTCTCGAAAGCGCAAAGAGCACGCAGCAGGAGTGGCGCAATCAAATGGTCGAAGACCAGGACTTCTACGACGCGGCCCAGACGTCGCAGAAGGAAAAGGAAGTCGATACAAAGCGCCGGCAGAAGACCTACAACGTGGACATCATCTACGAGGTGGTTGAACAGGCGATCAGTTTGCTCACCGCAAACAGACCGAAGTTCACCGCCACCGGAACCGAAGACAGCGACACCAAGATCGCTCAGGTGCACTCGTTCATCATGCAGCACGTGTGGAAGCGTTCCAAGGCGACCATGAAACTCAAGCAGTCCATCAGAGAGTACTATGTGAAGTCGGTGGGCTGGCTTCATCTGTACTGGGACGAACTTGCCTGCTATTCGAAGGGAGACTTTACGATCGATTCTCTTCCTCCGGAAAGAGTGTTCGTCATCGGAGAAGGAGAGATGGACTTCTTCTTCCTCAACGCTCCGCACATGATCATACAGTCCTTCCTGTCAACCGAACAACTTCAGATCGAGTACGGGTACGACCTCGAGCAGATCGCATCGTTCCAGCAAAGCCAGAGAGACATCGATACGTCCACGCGTTCGAGCGAGATCAGCTCCGCTTCGTCCGACAATCAGTATTCGACCGAACCCGTCTATGAACGGCTTGACCGCTATTCAAGGGTGAAGTCTCAGGTCCTGTTTCTTGAGAAGGAAGACGAACGCTACGAGCAGGTGCTCGACATCGAATATGCGATGGAGCGCATGCGTTCAACGACGACCATTGTGTCCCGCCGCGGAAACATCACGACGCATTTTGCGCATCCAAGGAACGTCAACTCGGTCGGCAATCTCCTCCGGCAATTCGGGAGCGTCTTCCATGAGATCATCGATCCGGACGGTCAAACACAGATCGTCTCGGGTGTGGAAGGTCAGATCACCTATCCGGAAGGCGTTCAGTTCGTGGAAGGCTCAACGACATATCTTGAGCTGTCAACTCTCTACGACTTCGTAAAGAAGGGAAGGGTCTCCGTCCGCAAGGTGTGGGCAGACAGAATCAAGCACGTTGCATCGATCGAAAACCAGGTGCTGTTCGAAAAGATCGTTCCGACCAACAACTTCCCGCTGGTACCGATCATCAACAACTTCAACAGGAAGATTCAGTCCATTTCCGACGTACGCCGCGTCAAGCGGGAACAGGAATTCATCAATTCGATCAGAAGGATCGTCGTCAGCCATGCGGCCCGTACGACAAACTACAAGATCGCATATCCGGGCGGACGGTACAATCAGAAGCAGCTCGCAGAGATATGGGGAAGCAGCACCGATCCGTTCATTCCGTACGATCAGGAAGTGGGGACAAGCGGTCTTCAGGTAATCGCTCCTCCTCCGCTTCCAAACCATCTCTATACGCTCGAACAGCAGGCGCGTCAGAACATCCGCGAACGGCTTGGCATCTTCCAGATGATGCAGGGTTCTCCGCAGGACTCTCCCAATACGTACAAAGGTACGGTTGCATTGGACGAATACGGACAGCGCAGGATCCGTTCGAAGAGAGAGGACATCGAAGAGGCCATCAATCAACTTGGTGCCGTTCTCGAAGATCTTCTGCCGTACTACTACACCGATACGAGAGTATTGGACATCGTGGGACCAAACGACAAGCCGCTCTCGATTACTCTCAGGAACGACTCGTCCTTCACGAACCTGTACGAAGGAAACGAGTACAGAATTCAGGACATCACCGTTTCCAAGTACGACATTCAGATCGTCTCCGGTTCGACGCTCCCCTCAAACAGATGGGCGCTTCTGGATTCATACATGGCTCTCTACGAAAAGGGCATCATCGACCAGGAAGAAGTCCTTCGCAAGACCGAGGTTGCGGATACCGAGAAGGTGCTCGAAAGGACGTCTCTGATCAACCGTCTTCAGAGTATGCTTGCCGAAGCACAAGAGAAGATCAAAATGCTCTCCGGCGACATGCAGACCGCTCAGCGCGAAGTCATCAGCGCACGGCGCGACACAGAGGTTGAACGCATGAAGATCGGACTCAAGGAGCAGGAGATCAAGGCAACGGCCGCAAGGATGGTCTACGAGAAGAACCTTGAGGTACTCAAACAATTGCAAACAGTGAAAGGAAAATGATCATGGACTTCCTGAAAGAAGCGGTGCAGGCGCGAAGCGATGAACTTGGATTCCAATACGTCCCGTCCCAATCGGAGATCATGGAGTCCATACAAGCCGACAGCAACCGGCGATTCAGCGAACCGACTCTGTTCGAAGAAGCGACCGGAGGCAGTACGCAAAGCGAAACCCAAGAGAGATTTCCCGAAGAGGGATTCTCCAGTGTGCCGCAGGCACGCATCGAGATATTAGGTAAGCAGTTCCTCTCCGCAAAGAAGCAGGACAGAAGGGCTCTGTTCAACGAGGCGTTCAAAGAAGCGCGAAGAGCGGGGATGCAGGAGTTCTCGTTTGCAGGCAGGCGCTATACAACCGAACTTGCCGTGCCGGCCCCTAAGCCGAAGATCATTCCTGTTCCAATCCCGGTCGAGGACGCTCGCGGGAAAGCCCAAATGACGGATGCCACAAAGGCAGAGTTCGATCGGTTCCACGGACTCGGAATGACTCCACCGAAAGAAGTTAATCTTCGCCAAAATAATTCCAGATTGGAATATGGGGTGAACAAAGAGCAGGTTGGCAGGATGCTTCAGGGATTATTCGGAACTAAACTATGGTATTGACTTTGCTTCACTAAATCACTTATATTTGTACCGTACTATATACAGAAAGGATACTCACAATGAGTACCAATGCAAACAGAGCAGGCGTTGCTGATCCGACATATCCAGGGACTGTGTTGGACCCAAACGATGTTCATGACGCAGCAGATGAACCGGGACAAGATGTGCTGTCTCAATTCGGCGAACAGATCACTCCTCCGGCGAAGCCCGCCGCAAAGCCGAATGCTGAGCAAGACATCGATGTTGATGAACACGGTGTTCCTGTCGATCCCAAACTTCGGGGACGATATGAATATCATCAATCCCGCGCAGGCAAGGCGGAAGCCCGGATCAAAGAACTCGAAGAACAACTCAGCGGAGTTAAACCTATTCTGCCCCTGATCGAAGCAATGAGGCGAGACGAATCGTTGCTGCGAGATGTACAAACTCGTCTTACGGGTACTAAGCCGTTGGAAGCGCCACAGAGGCCGGACAATTACAGCGAGGCCGAAGCGTACTCCAATCCTGAGTCCACATCCTTCAAGTATCGCGTCGAGTACGACAAGTACCGCGATGCAAAGATCGCGCAGGTCGAAAATGCTCTTGCGAAGCGTGCCGAAGCAGATCGCCAGCAGTACGAAATGGCGAGACAGCAGCAGGCCGAACAGCAGAGGCTCCTTGAATTCCAGAATGAGATGGTCAAACTCGGACTGCCTCAGGAAGAGTTCAATGAGTTCTTCACGACCATCGACAAAGCGTCGCCTGAAGAGATGTTAGAGTTCTACAATCTCAAAAAATCAAGGGCCAGTTCACGATCACAGACTCCGAGATTTAACGGCCGTCCCGGACAAGGCAGCGCTCCCAGGAGACCTGTCGCGTACGACGAGGATCCGAATGTCTTCGGAGACCAGCTTGTGAATCTGGCTAAACTCCTCTAACAGAAAGGGTATAAGTTATGGCAACCATCACCGAACCTCGGACCCTGAGCAGAGGGCTTGACGATTCCACCGGCTTATCCGGGATTCTATTCACAGATCAGCGGCAATTCTACGTCAACCCTTTTCAGTATTCCGAACTCTGGCAATCAGCCACACCTTTCATCTCGGCAATGATCGAGCGGGCAAAGGTCATCACAAACCTTCCCGATCCGCTCTTCAAAATGTTCGAGCATGAAAATCCGTGGCGCAAACAGGAACTTGTCGTCGGAACAGGCGGCACGATTCCTAATGACGACACCGGTCTTGTCAATACGATCATCTTCGCATCGGCAACCGGACTGTTCTCAACCCAACACGTTTCCCTGAAGAACCTCATGTTCGAAGTATGGGATGCGACCAAGACGACCAAGCGCGGCGTCGCTCTCTGTACGGGAGTCGGCTCAACCACAACGATGAACTTCAAGTCGATGAAAGCAGCGACCATCGCAGTGGAAACAGGCGACATCTTCGTATGCATCGGCAGCGCGTATGGAACCGGCTCGGAAGCAGGCGAAGCGTGGGCGGACGATCTGAAGGTCGTATGGGGTTCCACGGGCATCCATCGTACTCCGGTGGAGATCGAAGGAACGCTTCTGGAAGCATCGCTTCGCGGTGCGAACAAGGAGCTTTCCCGTCTGCGTCTTCAGAAGTTGTACGAACACAAGATCAACGAAAACCGGCGCCTCATGCGTTCGGTCAACCTGATCGGAACGAACCTGAAGAACAACGAATCGTTCACGGATAAAACCCGTACGGGCGCAACGAACGGTTTGGGCGGGACATTCACACCGGCCAACCGCGTACGTACCCCTTACGGTCTGATACCGATGATCGAAGACTACGGGTCTGAAAGCGAAGACGACGACACGCAAAATGTGTTCAATCGGAGCGGCGGACTTCAGTGGAATCAGTTCGTTGACGACGCCGAGAAGGTCATGCAGTACCAGAACTACGACGGTATGCGCGACTTCTTCGTCGGTCCGAAAGCAATGTCCTACTTCTCGAAGATCGATACTCAGGCGACCAACACCCGTCTGAAACTCGGCTTCGACATCAAGATGTCGGAAATGAGAAACAGCAAGCCCAACAGCCAGGGCTACAACTTCCGGTATCTCGAAACTCCGTTCGGCATCTGGCGCTTGATCCTCGATCCTTCGATGAAGTTCGAGTACAGCAACTACATGGTTTCTCCCACGTGGAACAACCTGTACTATGCTGTCTATCGCAGCTTCGTCTGGAAGACCGCCATCAAGGACAGCAAGTTCAATGGCTACGATGGAGTTAAGGACGAATATTTCAACGACACCGGTGTCGGTGCGACTCTCATCAAGTCACACTGCATCTACAAAGTGCCTACGGCATAAGAAAGGAAAACACCACTATGAAGAAGCTATTAACAGTAATCCTTCTTGTGCTTGTTGCGTTCTCTTTCGCACAGGCACAGAAACCTTGGGTTGAAGGGAACATCGTCGGCGTCAAAGCATTCATGACCGGAAAGGTCTCGCTTGCTCTGGCCGACACCGCGACCTGCGACACGACCAAGGGAACAAGCGCCATCAACAGCGCCACGCTCTCCGGAGCAGCGATCAACCGAAAGAACATCCTCGTCGGATGGCAGGTGGTTGATACTGCAATCGCCGGAACGACAACGACCAATCCTACCGCACGCATCGACGTTCAGGCGTCGTTCAACGGTACGTACTGGTTTCCTGTCAAAGACAGCGCAGTGACGAGCAAGGCGTTCAACAGCAAGGCCGCAACAGGGATCCGCGGAGGCGGGTTCTTGACAGAGGTCGATGCAACGAGCTGGCAGTATCCGTACTACCGGCTGGTGCTGACGCCCACAAACGGCACTCTTGGAACTCAATCGACCGGCATCACTTCCGCCATTTGGAAGGTCGGACGGTTCCGTTTCGTAGTTGTACCGAAGTTCTAAGGGGGTGGGGAGGGTAACCTCCCCCTTCTCTCTACCTAAACAAACGAGGTTCCTATGGCAGAAGTTATGTGGAGAACGCACGTTGAATCGCTTATTCAAACGGACCTTTCCCCCTTGAACGATCAGGCAAGCCTGTGGCTGAATCAATCCGCGCGTAAACTCCTGAACGTGGCACGCATCGACGATCCTGAACTCAAGCCGACAAAGAATACCGATAGTGGGACCGGAGTATCCATTGCGTACGACAACCGGGTTCTGTTTGCGGAAAAGAACGGACGCAGATGTTTGGTCGCACCGCAGGCAGACTATGGGAAATATGCCGATACAAACAGCCTGATGCAGGCTCACGCATACACACCCGTTCTCGTCGTCAAGGACGACGGCAAGGCGTATGTATTGCCGTTGGGCGGCAACGTCTATACGATCAGCGCAGCAGCATACGACGACATTACCGATACAAACAATGCAGGGCTGTGGGGATCGTCCTCTCTTGGCAATCTTGCTATTATCGACGCCGCATTGCAGGCAATGGGATACCTTATTGGAGTGCTTGAGGCAGACAGCCTCGACACCCAGTACGGCGCCCTGGACAGCGAGTACGCATCCTTATTAACGCAATATACCGCTCTGGCAACCGACCTCGACACCCAGGAAGACGTTGAACTTGCAACAGCCAAACTTAACGAGATCGGAACGAGACTTCAGGAAATGAAGGTCCGGCTGGATGCGCGTCTTGCCGACATCAAGAGCCGCATGGAGCTCTCAGGAATGAGCGTCGCCGGATACAAGGAGAAACTCGGAATGCTCAAACTGCGCTTCGACGAAGAACTCAAACTTTATCTTATGAGGTCAATACAATGACGACTCAACACATCATCGACCTTGTACACATTCATCATCCCAACCTCGGCGTAAGCCTTCTCGTTTCTTTGATCAACGCTTCTCAGAGGCGCTTTGTAAAGGAGTCCTACTGCCTTCCGGTAACCCAGCAGCTTCTCATCGGAGCGGGCAACGTGATCTTAAGCGGTTCAACCAGACTAAACCTCATTGAACTGAACAACTCAGACAGCTCCTTTACTCTTGAAGCCTATAAGGACGATACAGCTGATACCATCACGATAATTCCTTCGACATTGGTACTGTTCTATACGGGATTCACTCAGAGGGCCGCTGACGGACACATTATCAACGTCATATCGGTAATGATCAATGAGGACGGTACGGTGTACTTCTACGATCAGTACGGCAACGGCATCAGCGAATTTCCAAGCGACCTTGCCTACCTGGACGTACACTATGTGGCGGTTCCTACGACGTTGACCACTACGACGTTGACAACTGCATTGGACATCGATCAAGACTATCGGGAAGCGATCGCCAACGAGATCATCGGGAACTACTATGTCGGTAAACAGGGAATGCCTGCGCTGGATCAACTGACGACTGCCAAGCACTTCAAGAACCTGTATCTCGAGCAACTCAACAAGGCGCGTTCATACTATCGCAAGAGTAAGAGTACGATCAGTGTGACGGTGCCTGCATCAGAGGAATTCTCCTCGTGACGAGACTCGGAAGAACAATCGATGAACTCGACGAACTTTCTCTCGGAAGCATCTCCGATGCGTCGCTGCTTGCCATGCGCGACATGTCCTTGCCGAAGACTCACCCAAACGCCACAAAGTACTTCTCTGTCGCCGCACTCAAGTCCCTGATCGCTGCTATCGGGGACTCCGCACTCCGCAAGGGGACGGTCTCGCTGACAGCGAACACTCCGACGTCGGTAGTCTTCTCTCAGCCGTTTACGAATCCATACTTCCTTGCCGTCAAACGAGGTGAAGACTCCGCCGGCAGTCAGATAGGATGCGTTGTCAGCGAAGAAGGACAGGGCGGCTTCACGGTCACAGCAATGGAAGACTGCACGTTCTACTACCTTGCCGTACAGAACATCGTGGGGATCGATCTTGAAGACATCATCTCTCCGGTTGACATTACCGACGTTCAGGACGACGACATACTTCGATATGATGCATCGGAGGGAGTATGGAAGAATGTTCAACTTGAATCCGGCGACGCCAATGATCCTGGCGATATTTTTTTTATCAGAGATGACTTTGCTATTGGCAACGCAACTTCCGGCAACGTCGGAGAACTCAGGTGGAGCTGGGCTACATCCATTGGCGGCAATGCGGTGCGACTCATTGATGAGATTGGTGCGATCGGACTATTTCAACTGCAAACAGGGGCACAGCTCGCAAGCAATATAAGACTGTACTCTTTAGGCACAGGGCTTACGTTGAAATTTATACCTACTCAGCCGAATCAAACGCTGAAATGGAGAATTAAACTTGGACAGGCATCGGGAGCTCTGTTCAATGCGTACATCGGACTCGCTCAGGATTACGATACTCCCACGGGTGGAGGCAAAGACTTTGTTGGATTTCAATACTCTGCAAACAATGCAAATTGGCTATGTGTTTGTACGACGAGTTTCAGCGGTACAGAGCATACCAACAGCGGTGTTCCCGTTTCTACCGATTGGGTCACACTTGAGATCAGAACGAATTCGGATGCAACAGCGTACCAATTTTATATCAATGGCAATCTCGTTGTTACCCGCACAACCGATCTTCCATCTGCGACGTCCTGTTCTCCGCTTGTATGGCTTGGGAATACAGAGACAGCCGGAAAGACGCTCACGGTAGATTATTTCTACTATAAAATTACAGGGCTAACAAGATGAAAAATAAATTAGCATTGATATTTATACTGCTTTGTTCGATTTCCTATTCGCAGACGACGATCAAGATCAAAGCTCTGTACACCGACACTCTTCGCTCGAATATGGATACGGTACGCGTACAGTCGTATACGAGGTTCTATCGTCCTGCGTTCTTCGACTCGACGGTCAGGTTTCTTCCTTCGGCTTTATTCAGATCTTCTTCCGACACCCTGGCAACGAGAGCATACGCGCGTTCTATTTCCGGTTCCGGCAGTGGGAGCGACGCACTTTTAGACTCGCTCCAAAGGCACACAGACACACTGCTTGCTCACAACATCAGGATCAACGCAAAGCAAGATGCAAGCCAGAACCTAACGGACATCTCTTCCGCATCTACCGGGGATGACTTTCTACTTCAGTATGTTTCCGGAGCGGGAGCATGGGTCGGAAGAACTCCCGCGCAAGTAGCGTCTACAATGGGATTGAACTCTGCTTCGTACGTTGACTCTCTTCGTCTGATGACGCTCGATAAGACAGAGACCGCAACCGGACTAAAGACATTCGTCGAAGGAATTCTTGTCGGGGTGGCTGCTAACGATCAGGGCTATGTATCGTTCTCAAATCCTACGACGACGAACCGTGTGGTACTTCAGTCTGCCACTGCAACAGCAACGAGGACGCAGACTCTTCAGAACAAATCCGGGACAGTGATGCTCACCTCAGACACAACGTCTCTTTCCAACAGGATCAACGCTGTTCCCGATTCTTCTTACTACGTCACCAAGGGCACAACACAGGTTCTTACCGCTACGAAGTATTTTACAAGGGGCATAAATACTGATACAATACGTTCTACCAACCCATCAGTAGGAATAAAAATGGATGGTTACTTTGATACACAAGATGCACCTGTAAAATTTGGAAGAACGAGCGTATATGGTGGAAGTATTGAATTGATAAGTGGTAGTCTCACATCCAAATCTTCGGTGATTGATTTTCAGGGCGTTGGAAATCAAGCACATACATTTCCAGACGCAAGCGGAACGCTGGCGCTTGTTGCCGATTCTGCCATAGTAGCCGCAGGTTACGGTCTTGACCTATCTCAATCGTTGCACACGTTCACGTTGACCGTTGACACTACGAATGAGATAGCGACGCTGTATGATGTATCGCAGAAACTCAACTCTGCCGACACCACATCATTGTCTAATCGCATAAACCTAAAACTCACAGCATCCGATACAGCGTATTTCGTTTCGGTGGCAAAGCAAAATGCAACAACGCGGTTTGACTCTGTTCAGATCGGATTGGCTACCGCATACGGTGGGGTTATCAGAATGACGGACGGTGCAAGCGGGGTGCTTCGGATTGTTTCACCGCTAATATATTCTGGCGATTACATTGATACCCTTCCCAATGCAAGCGGAACATTTATGCTTCGGGGTGATACTTTGTCCTTGTCAAACAGGATCAACACGAAACTTAATGCATCCGATACAGCGTATTTCGTATCAGTGGCAAAACAAAACGCCTCGACACGGTTTGACTCTGTTAGAGTCGGTAAAGAGCAAGAGGTTGAGGGTTCTATTCTTTTTAGCGACGGCGGTAACGATTGGGGTAAATTGTATATTGGGAATTTATCTTCAGATAAAACATGGAGATTGCCCGATTCAACGGGAACGGTTGCGTTACTATCAAATCTACAACCGATACCAAATCCCCTGTATCTTGGAAACGGCTCAGAGGCAGGTGAAATTATATTAAATTCTGGAACTGGTGAAGCACCGCAATCTTATACTCGCATAAGTTCTACACATAATACGGGCGATACAATCTTTATATCGTTCCCAATAGAATCAGGCGATCTGATGTTGCGGAGCGATACAACTTCATTAAATGACAGGATAAACTTAAAACTTAACTCTTCTGACACAACTTATTTTGTCTCAAGAGGAAAGCAGAACAACAATACTTCCTTTGACACTGTTCTTGTTGGTATTTCATCTGCACAAACAGGCGGTGTGAAATTCTCCGACGGTGCATCTGGCTATGGTATTTTAACAAACAAGAACGGTGCTAACGGGAAGGTGTGGACGTTACCCGACAGCAGCGGAACTCTTGCACTCAAAGAATATACGCTTAATCCGACACAGGTCGGAACTGCCTCTTACATGGATTCCAACCGTGTAGTAACAAACGATGAACAGAACACAAGAACACGCTTCGACTCGATACAGGTCGGACTTGCAACGGCACATCGTGGCTCTGTTGTGTTTACCGATGGTGCAAGTGGTAGTGGAAGGGTTGTTGCGCCGCTTATTTGGACTGCCTATCACACACAGACACTTCAAGATAAGTCTGGAAATATAATGCTGACTTCCGATACCGTATCTTTATCAAATCGCATTGATACAAAATTTGCGAAATCAGATACGACATATCTTCACGCCTTAAAATTTGCAAACATTACTGATTCATTGTTGGCACATAGAAATTATATGGGGGCAAACAGAGACTCGATTAAAAGGCACACGGATAGTTTGCTGTCTCACAACACAAGAATTAACGCAAAACAAAATACGATCCCGAACCTTGCGGATACGTCAAAATATATCGAATATGCCGACACAACGCTGTCGATCGCTATGCAATGGGAACTCAATAGAAAGTTGTGGATTACTGATACAACAGGTAAGTGGGCACCGAAAGGGATTTATATATTTCCTTCCGATACCGTATCTTTGTCTAATCGCATAAACCTGAAACTTAACGCAAGCGATACAGCGTCTCTTTCCAATAGAATAAATCTGAAACTTAACGCAAGCGATACAGCGTCTCTTTCCAATAGAATAAATCTGAAACTCAACGCATCTGACACAACTTATTTTGTCTCAAGAGGAAAGCAGAACAACAGAACACGCTTCGACTCGATACAGGTCGGACTTGAAACGGCACATCGTGGCTCTGTTGTGTTTACCGACGGTGCAAGTGGTAGTGGAAGAGTTGTTGCACCGATTACTTGGAGTGCCTATCACACACAGACGCTTCAAGATAAGTCTGGAAATATAATGCTGACTTCCGATACCGTATCTTTGTCTAATCGCATAAATCTGAAACTCAACGCAAGCGATACAGCGTCTCTTTCCAATAGAATAAATCTGAAACTTAACGCAAGCGATACCAACAGAATTGTAACCATTGACAAAGACCAATTAAGCATATCTGGCAAAAAGGGATTCTCCGACTCAATTTATGTCGGAACAGAACAGATTAGTGCTGGTGTGGTATATTTCTCTGATGGCGGGCAAAATTGGGGTAGGCTGACACCTGGAAATCTAACCGCAGACAGAACGTGGAAACTTCCCAATGGCGATGGAACTCTTGCATTTACCGCCGATACTTCTTTGATGCTTCAAAACCCGTTGTATCTTGGTAATGGCGGTGAAGCAGGTGAAATTATTTTGAACAGTGGAACAGGAGAACCGCAACAGTCGTGGACAAGAATAACACCGACCAATGGTGGTGCAAACGATACCGCATATATTCTTTTGCCGTCAAGCGATGGAACTCTTGCGCTTGTCGCCGACTCTGCCGAAGTAGCGGCAGGTTACGGTATCTCTGTAAGCCAATCCAATCATACGGCTACGGTGTCGGCGGATTCATCTGTTCTCGTCACCAAAGGCACGACACAGGTTATTACCGCTCCGAAGCACTATACTCAACCGCAGTTTATCACAACATCATCAGACTCGGCTTTAATCTTATCGCACACAGGAACTACGTCGGCAGGACCGATAATCCCGCTGAGGATTGCGATAGCAGGCTCACAGACGGCTTACCCTGAAATCAAGGCAATCAACTACACGCCTACGGGGAATTGGGGGAATATTGGTAATCACTACGGCATCTACTCTGACTTGTCTGGTGTTAGTTACGATGATTTATTGGGTGATGAAGGCGCAATTTACGGTAACTCACCGAGTGGTATCGGTGTTCAAGGCGTTTCAACAAACAATTACGGTGTTTACGGTTCTTCGGTAGGCAGTATCGGTGTTGCTGGTCTTTCAACAAACAGTTATGGTGTTGTTGGTAACTCAGGAAATAACTACGACGGCTACTTTATAGATTCAGTCTACGTCGGAAAGAGAATAACCGTTCCAACTGGTTTTGTGGAAGCGGACTCGTTCAGAAGCAATTATGTAACTCGTCTGACCTCCGGCTCTTGGCACGCTGGACTCGGTGCATCGTCTTTAGGAAACATATCTACTGGTTCAATTACCGGAACGGGTGCAACGGCTGGCGAAGTATTGTATGAATTTAATAACTCACAGGCAAGGGCGGCAAACAATCGCTCGGCTATTGCATTAAGGTTATCGAACAATTCAAATTCTCGTTTTAGGATTCGGCACGTTCAGGCATCTGCGACAGACGACGATTCTTACCTTGATTTTCAACAGCCGAACGGTTCAACGATTGCCGTTTTGACAAGGGCGGGGGTATTTACACTCGGCTCTGTTTCGGGGACTGGCTCAACGGCGTTCAATGCAGGTGCTATCTCTGGCACTACGGGGACGTTTAGTCAGACAAGCGATGGTTTAGAAATAACCCCACTAACATTACAAAATAATGCTAATTCCTATGCAACGGCAAGCAGGATAATCATAGCATCTACGAATAACATTGGTGCAAATCAAAATGGGCGGATTGACCTATTATCGTTTCGCCATACTTCGGGTGCGATGAGTCTTAACTTTTTGTTATCGCCAGGTTCTTCTGTTGCCCCAACATCAAGACTATACATTGACAGTCTTGGAAATGTGGGAATTGGAACGACAACGCCAAATTCAAAATTACAGGTCAACGGCACACTCTCCGCCACTACGGGGACGTTTACAGGAAATATGCTGTTTAACAAATCGTCTGGCGATTTAACAACAACGCTTCGAGTGCCAAACCTAACAGATGATAATTACATTGTATTTCAAAAGGCGGGATTATCAAAGTGGGCATTGTGGCATCGTGCAAATCAGTTTAGAATTTGGAACTACTCAACAGGAACTACGGCATTAGCAATAGATTCAACTGATAACAGTGTAACGCTGACAGGCGGACTCTCCGCCACTACGGGGACGTTCAGCGGTGCTGTATCTATTACTCCATCACCAACAACAAATCCGCACCTAATTGTTCGCTCAAATGTAACTGGTTCGGGGGCAAACATACAATTAAACAACGCCGAAAACGGGAAATACTATGAGTTTCGTGTTGGCGGTTCATTATCTTCTCTGGGTAATGGGATCTTGGGCGTCACAACGCTTGGTGCTGCTGCAACCGTTGTAAAGTGGGACACGTTGGGCAATCAAACTTTAACAGGCGGACTCTCTGGCACTACGGGGACGTTTAGTTCTACTGTCCGTGTATCAACCGATGGACAGGGATTTTTGGCATCCGCGTCGTTGACCTCTATGCCCTCTGGAATCAGCAACATTTTCAACAACTTTAACAATAATAAGGGGCTGGTGTTACGCAGAACTGGTGCTGGAACGGGTGACTTTATTGATATGCAGAATAGTTCGTCTCTTACCGTTGCTTCTATAAATTCAAGTGGTGATTATACGGGCGGTTCTGGTTCGTTCACTACGGGGACGTTCAGCGGTAAAACTCAATCTGGCGGTCTTACTTCCGTCGGTGCTTTCGGTATGGCGAACATCGTTGACACAGTTACCTACGCAGGCGTTAACAGCAGTATAGCCGCTAAAAATCTCACATCAACCGCTGGTATGTATCGGCTGACCTACACAATGGCGACAACTACGGCGGGGACGGGTGGGACGGTTACGGTTACTCTATCGCACAACAACGGAGCGGCGCAAACATTAACATCGGTTATACAACTTAATTCAACGTCGGCTGCGTCTGGCGGCGTATCATCGGGACAGTTTGTTTATTACGTCGCAAGCGGGACTCCGACAATATCTACAACTGTCGCGGGTGCATCCGGTTCACCCGTTTATCGTCTGGACGCAATATCGGAGAGAATAAAATGAAAAACATAATTTTACTTTTACTATTTGTTACTGTCGCATATTCTCAGCCATTCTCCCCACGTTTGAAAGGTTCAAACGGCATTGACTATAAACTCGTCAATCAGACAGCCGTAGGCGACAGTATCATGATAACAGCCGCAGATACCAACAGAATTGTAATGGTTGATAAAGATCAATACATCGGGGGATTCAAGACATTCTACGATTCCATTGAAGTGGGTGAGCCGCTTAATGTTGTTGGTGTTGTCCGTTTTTCTGACGGTGATCAGGGAACGGGAAGACTTCTTGGTGCATTGGGTGGAAGCTATAATTGGCGACTTCCCGTCGGTGATGGCACGCTTGCGAGAACATCTGATATTCCAGTGGTTATTACAGACACCAATCGAATTGTTGATACAGATCAAGCACAGACTATAACTGGTGCAAAGACGTTTAACGCTCGTCCATATCTTTTTGACGGCCTGAAATTCTACGGCGACTTGAATGACGGTTCATTGGTTTCTCCATCGCTAACCGATATTAGAACTTGGACGCTTCCCAACACAACGGGAACTATTGCTTTGACGGACGGAAATCAGAACTTCAACGATGTTGCAAATATCACGGCAGACTCAATAAAAGTATCTGGCGGTATAAACGCAGATAAAATGTCCGACTTTGACTCCATTCAGGTTGGAATAGCGACGGCGGAGGTTGGTGTTATTCGTCTGTCTGACGGTGCGAGTGGTTATGCAAGAATTTACAATAGTGCAAACTCGGCACATATATCCCTTCCATCCGAGAGCGGTGAAATGCTTGTTTCTTCAAGGTCTGGCATAGCAACCGTTGGTGGTGGTGATAGTGTTCAGGTTTCATACACGGGGTTCACCACTGATGGTATAGTTATGTTGACATACGAGGGTGGTAATATTGCATATACAAAGATTCCCGTCGTTGGATATAAAAGGACTGATGGATTCACAATTTACGCAGACGCTTCTTTCAATGTTGCTTGGTTCGTGGTAAAAAAGGGGGATTAAGTGAGTGAGAAGGAGAATTGATTGATATATGGTTTGAGATTGAAATATATGTTTGGGATAGTGGATAAAATAATTGGTATTGAGAAAGATATGATGTATTGGAAATGATTTATGTATGGAAAATATTTTGAGTAGATAATGAGTTGATTTGAGTATATTTGTGGGAGTATTTATATGTGATTGTTCGTTGGAAAATATGTGTGGAAATATGTGAGGATAGAATGAATTGAAAAGAAATATACTGATGATATACCTATTCTGGCTAATGTGAGGGAGCAAATAAGGGAGTAAATGAGGGAGTAAATGATTTACCTATTTTGGTTCATACATCTTGTCTGCGGTGCGTTGACTGACGCTCGTATGTGGGGCAAGAAAGAGGACGATCCTGAATGGGTTGCGGAATACACGGATGCCTTTTGGCTTGGATATTTCACATTAAGCCCGTTCTTGATTGCGTGGCTTGTGTCAATGGGTGTTCCGATACTCTCGTGGGAATCGCTGGCAATCGGTTTCGGTATGTCGGTGTTTTGGGACTTGACGTTCACGAAGATTGAACAGGGCAAATGGGTTGCACCGATACCGTTGTGGCTCATCATACCCAATCCCTTCTCAAAAGCGGACACTTGGTATGGACGCAGGATTGTAATAGGTTTCAACACGGTCAACGGTATGATTGACTTCAACTTGTTCAGGATATTGATTTTATTACTAACACTTATCTTTTAACGCAATGCAACAGGGGAAGAAAATGCCACGCCAAAGTTCACAACAGATGATCGTCGAAGAACTGCGAATAATCCAGAATGACGTGAAGGGTTTATCAGGTTTCAGGGGCGACAATGAATTGGAGAGAAATATACTGAGCGCGGTTACTAATATAATCTATTGACTGTACGGATGCTTTTGTCTAACTTTGCATAACGAAACGAAAGGATGATCGAAATGTCTTCTTCTAACGGTACTCAGAACTTGCCAACGTGGGCGAAGGTAGCACTCGCTCTCCTGGGAGTAGCCATGACAGCAGGGGGGACATTGGCGACATTCGCAACGAAAACAGAAGTCTCGGAAGCAAAGATCGAGATGGAACGAAAGATCCTCATTGAAAAGTCGGACCGGCTGGATTGGCAGAAAGACTTCAAGAAGGACTATCGTGAGGACATGGATAAAGTACAGAAGAAACTCGACGACATTATTCACGCTCTTGCAGACAAGCAAGATCGGAAAGAAACTCAACGTAACACAAAATAAAAGGAGCAATACATGGATTACCAACAGATGTTCATCTCTCTTGCCAAACTCGGCATCTTCGCGGCGTTCATCGCCGCCACAATCGAAGTAATAAAGGTAGTCGCTGCGAAAGGACTACTCCTTCTGGTCAAAGAGGTCGTTGTCTCTCTCTGGAGGAATACGGAACTGTCCGCTGAGAGCGTGAAGGTTCTGAACTTCGTCATCGCCCTGATATACTGCAAGGTCTTCCACTACGGAGTCATGCAGGACATTCTCGGACTCACCTTCAACATGGACAACGGTGGAAGCATGCAGTACTTCCTTGACTATGTAGGAACTTCATCCGTCGTCTTCATGGGGGCCGGCTGGTTCTACGACAAGATCATGGAGATCAAAAAGAAAATTGAAACCCCCGTGGTGAAGAAATGATATATCTTAAAGACACGGTACGGTTCAAGATCCTTCTGCCGGAGATATGGATTCTCTTTCCGATCATCGACGAGGTGTGGAGAGTGCTGGCCGGAAAGAATCCTACGATCACCTCTGCGAACGACAGCAGACACGGCACAAAGAGTCTTCATTTCAAAGATCAGGCAATCGACATTCGGTCAAAAGACCTGAACGAAGACCAGAAAGACCTCATATTTTCAGAACTCAAGAAGCGTCTCAATCCGATCGGATACGACGTTCTGCTTGAGTATCGAGGACAAGACAATGAGCATTTTCACGTTGAGTACGATCCCAAATGATTACCACACGGAGGACCATGTGGACAGCGGTACCTCCCCCCTTCCACCTTCGTTGAATGAGGGGCCGGAAGTATTCCGGAACGTAATGGTCCAATACGGAGAACAGCCATGCAGCGTACAACCATAGTCCTCATAATCCTGTGCATAGTATTGGCGCTGTGCACGGGATACCTATATCGCAACCAGGGACGCCAAAGTACATCTGTCGTAGGACATGTCATCGAGATACCGGTCGATCTTCCTCCGGTGTACATACAGGGCCCTGCTGTCCCTTATCCGGTCAAAGACACAACTGATTTTCAAAAGTACTTGGATAGCCTGCTTCGTCAGACTGAGGATCAGAAGGACTCTGCGATCACGAGTTTGTCTCAGCCATTCAACATCAACGGCGAACAGGGAATCATCAAATACGACATCACTGCGTTTCCTCAACTCAACATGAGAACGATCGAAGCAATCTTCGACGTCAATCCGTTTAAGGTCGATACGACGTTAATGGACACAACGCTGATCGTAAAGAACAACAGCGATTGGTACGTCTTCACCCTGATCGGTTCGGTAGTGACATTCATACTATTGGCAATTACCGGAGGCCTCTAATGCCGAGAGAAGCATATACCATAGGTAGATTTGACAGAGGCATCATCTCTGCGGTCGAAGGAGCAGACCTTCCGAAGGAGTCTTCTCCGTGGAGCATCGATCAGGACTGCGAAGGCCCGCTTGGAGTCCTTCGCGGAAGGAACAACGACGAAGCGTTCGTCTCCCATGCCTCAAGGGGAAACAACGCTCAGGCATACGGATGGATCGTAAGGGAAGACGGAAAGCGCGACCTGATATACTACGACGCTGCAAACGGAGACGTAAAGTACATCACCGACTTCCACGGCACAAAAGGATATGGCACCTCATTCAGTCCGGGAACAGGCAAGACAGTCTCGATTGAATCTGTCAACAGAGGCGTGCGCGTGGCCGTAGGAGACGCAGACGTAAAGTTTATCGGCTACATCGACCACGAGCAGTTCGGCGGGAGCGTTCCGAGCGGACTTCAATGCGTCGATGCAAAACTGTCCAACCAAACCTCTTTTCCCTACGTTCACAAGATGGTCGGACAAGACAGTCTATATGGATATGCGATTGAATGGCAGGGAAAGAAAGTCTTCAAAGTTACTCTCTCAAGCGGAGCGTTCGTTCTCTCTGAACGATCCTTTGGCTCTCTCCAGGGGATTTGCGAAGACGGCACGTATATCTACGTCTACGATGCATCGATAGGAACATATGGCACTCTCTACAAACTGAATCAGTCTCTTGAGGTGGAAACAAGCTATCCTCTTTCCGGCTTTGGAAGCGTAGGAAATGAATTCGGCGGCACTCAGGCTGGAATTGTCACCGACATCGAACTAAGCGCCGACAACTCCACTGTATGGTTTACGGGAGTGCCGAGCATCCCTATCACCGCGGCATCTTCGTGGAACGAGGCTGGTTCAAAATTCATCTTCTCTCAAGACATATCGTCTCTCAACGACGGTCAGTCAATAGTTCCCGTCGATAGAACGCCGTCGATGGCGCTGGATGTTTCAGAGGGAAGATTCAAGTCAACCGGAATAGTTCGTCCCGCAATGCGCGGCTTTGTCAAACTTACCACCGGAACCGAGATCGGAATATTCTGCTCCATCGAACAGAACGTGTACTACGACGGAACGGCTTCGGATGGAAAGCCGTATCTTGGCATATTGATTCTCAACACATCGTTTGTGGTTTCTTCCGGTTTCAACTCTGCGAATTCAAGGTTCATTGCCGTCGATGCTACAAACATGGTTCCGTCTCCCAGCGCTCCCGACAGTTGGTCTCCGATCAACGCCATCTACTGTCCGAATGGATCGGGGGAAGACGTTCTTGTCATCGCGGACAACGCAAACCTCTTGACTGAAGAGTGCGCTCTTGCAGACAATAAAAATCTTACGATTGGCGCAGCCGGCTCGGCGTTCGCCTGGGATGCGTCGGGATGGAAAACAATCTCGGTTGATGACGACAGCGAGGCTATTGACGACGAGCTCACAAATGCATCGATCATGTTCAACAAGTACGACGGAGTCTCGGAGCTGAACGAATGCTACGTCTTTCCAGCCTATCAGTACCATGATGATCCCCTTACTGTCAACGTCGATCAGTCTCCGAGAATGTACAAACTATTCATCGGCGACGACGCATCTTTCTCGGCGGAACCTCATGTATATGTCAAGAGAAGCGATGCATGGATAACAGCGGAGATCAACAACAATGAACCGGGAAGTCTTGGCGGGAAAGTTTACTTCTACAAATATGCGTTCATCTACGATGGATACCAATATTCTCCGCTTGAGAATTTCAACGAACCGTTTAGGATCATCATTGGCAGCGGAAGTTACTCAACAAGGGTAACGGTTACGCTTAGAGACAATGTATTGAATGCGAGAATTACCGATGTTGCAATATTCAGGGCCGAGGCGGCATCAAGCACATCTCTTCGTCCGACGACATCCTATCGTCTCATCAACACGATCAGTCTCAGGCAGAAGTGGGCGTTGAACAGCAGCGGCAAGTTCTCCGACTTCTATCAGGAGAGCGTCTACGATACGGGAAACTTCGGCGGTGCGTATGAAACAGAGTCCGGCATCGATGCGTCCAATCCGAACAACTTCATGCGCTATTCAATATCCGCTCAGGGGAACGGATACTTTTTTGTCGGTCAGTGTTTCAACGAAGAGTTCGACGACAACTCTCTTGCAAACTTCCTGTTCCGTTCAAAGCAGAACGCTCCCGATACGTACGACTGGTCAACAGACTTCCTCGTGCTTCCGACCAAGCCCGTCGCACTTCACTTCTTCAGAGGGCTTCTGTACGCCTTTGACGTAGCCAGAATGTACGTGATCGATCCGAACAACTTCCAGATCATCCAGGTAGTCGAAGGGATGGGCGTTGAGGACCAGCGATGCGTCGTGTCAAATGAAACGGCGATGTTCTTCGGAAACAGGAACAATGCGTACATGCACGACGGAAAGACTCCGACGATCATCTCCACGCCGGTGAATGTCTCTTCCGATTCGACCATAGGTGGAACGGCAATCATTTCGTATAGGGCTACATTTGTAAATTCATACGAAATGTCCATTGCTATTCACTCAAAGAGAAACCTTGTCTTGTTCTGTTTTTCGAAGACGGGAGCATCAACGTATATCCTTGGATTTCACTATCCGACCGGCTCATGGTACTTCTGGCAATTTGCCTCAAGTATCGATGGAACGATCCTGCCAAACGGTACCGGTAAAAAGATGGTTCTTGTCGATGGATATGGACAGGCATATCTTTCGACCGCCGGTGGCCTTCTCAGCATCAACTCTGCTGCTACCTATAAAGCATGTACATGGTACAGCCACATCATCGACGGCGGGACTGTCAACGCCATCAAGAAGTTCTACATGATCATCCTGGACGGTACGGCAGGAACGACCAAGCAGGTGGCATACAACGGAAGCACGACGTTCTCCACAGACTTCACTTCCGGAACATATCTTGATACGACGACCAAGAGGTCTTCGATGTGGATAAAACTTGTCCTTACCACGACGGATACTATTCGCGGGCTTACCGTACTATACAGAAAGATGATTGGAGAGCGGGCATGATAAAGGGGACAACGGGCGATCCAAAGACAGACTCAATCCTGAGAGACCTCGACGCTCAGATCGAGGCGCTGAAAGAGAAACTTCAAGCGGTCTCCGGAAGCGCACCTTCGAACACTCAGGGAAGCGAAGGAAGCATACGTATTGTAAATATGGGAAACGATTTGTATGTTGTTGCAGTGAAGTCTAAGGACGGCTGGCTTGTTTCCGATACAACGACATTCACATTCAAAACAAAACTCGATTAGAGGCGCACTATGGATCCACTTACTATCGGACTGATCATGGGCGGGGGAAGCATCCTTGGCAAGATGTTCAGCAAGACCCCCGACTTCCAGCGTCTGGACAGAGCAAACTACATGCTCGGTTCAGACTACGAATACGATCCCGAAACCGACTTCGGACAATCTACTGCTGCCGACAACATGTCCAGATACGGCATGGGCGGCGCGTACAACTCCTACATCAAGGGAGAAACAGAAGCCCTTCGCAAGTCTGAGATGAACCGCATACTCAAGATGGCTACCAGCATGGTCCCGGGAATGGCTTCCTTGAGGGGCGGAGTGTCTGCCCAGGGAGCAGGGGGAAGCGTCTCGAACGTCATTGCAAGACAGCAAAGAGAGCAGATGCAGGGACGCGCCCTTGACGCGGCAGACTCGATGTACGAGAAGTCTGTCGGAGGCATCAACATGGCTGAACTGAACATGCTCTCGGACAGCGAGAAGATGCGATATAGCTCTTCGCAAGACTACATGAAGGCGGTAGGAATGGGAACAGAGGCGAAGAACCAAGCCCTCAGATTCAACGTCGGCAACCGCTTTGAACGAGACCGGCTCAACATGTCGAATGCCCTTAGCATTGAACAGTTCAACCGCACCGGACAAATGAAGGCAGATGAAATGCGCTTCGGCAAATGGAACAGCATCTTCGACGACCTTGGAGGCATGGGAGGCACGATGCTCGGACATTGGGCGGGAAGCTATGATTTTAATGGAGAAAGCGACCTGGACTATTTTAAGAAACCAATAACTATTGACCAAAGGAAAGAAGTTGATTGGAATAAATTTGGATTTGGTGGAAGGAAAAGGTGACTAATATGGGAGCACTTTCAGAGAACTTCGCACGAGCATTCTCTCAGTCCTTTGCACAACGTAAGGAAGACGAGAAGCTCGAAGAGTCTGTTCGTATGCAGGAGATCAGAGAGAAGAACGAACAGGACTATCGCAACGAGCAGATCAATCTATCCCTGCAACAGCTTCGAATGACCGAACAGAACAACATCCAGAACAACAACCGGATGATGCTCTCTGAGGCCAATCGTCAGTTTGTTACAACCGGGGAGAATGATCCCATTCTAAGATTTGGAGGACTCAAACCTCAAAACTCCGAGTATCTAAATGCTGCCGGACCGCTGGCAAAACTGGATACAGGAAATGTCGCTGTCGATAGATCGGTATATGAGAAAATGGCTTTTGCGTATATCGAACAAATGAGGCAGGATTCCCGTGGAAGCGAAGTCTCAAAGATGCAGGAAAATCTCATGTCTCTTGAGAATGCGGCCAACAGCATGTCTCCGACATTCACATCGAAGGGTTCTCTTCCGACAATAGCGCTTCGCAAGTCGGTTACGAATCAGCAAAGACTTGTTATGGGCGATGCCGGCAGATGGGCTGCCAACTACGGCATTGCTGTCTATGACGATCCGAACCGTCCTATGACAATCGAGGGTACGAAGCAGGTGTCTCAAGAGGTTCTCGATCCTAACTATCTTGAGAATGTTGCAAAAATAATCGAGCGTATGCGTGGAGAGGGACTTCGCGCCAACAACCGTCAGCTTGGAATAAATGTGGACGAATACATCAGACCTGTCGAACGCTCATGGTTTGACAACGTGATGAAACACTACAACACGATCGATGCGGAAAAAGTCAGCCCTGCCGTTCGCGCGTTATTCAATCGTCTCCAAAGAACAAACATGATGGAGGCAAACGCACAGCAGATGCAGAGGATGAAAGAAGTCTCGAGTATCCTATCAATGATGAAGGCTGCCGGAGATGTATCCAGCGAGTACAAAGAACCGGCTAAATCAATGGTCTCACCATATATCGGCGGACAATAATCTTATGGCAAAACTTCAACTGCTATACGGGACGCAGGCCCCGCAAGAAACCTCAACGGAGCGTCCTTCATGGGACGCTTCGTCGTTTATCGGACAGTTCATGGCCGGATACGTGGAAGGACTCACGACATTCGACGTATTGGACAACTACGACATCGTAAAGAACAACGCCGACACCGAGGCAGAATACATCGCCAGAAGTCTCGGAAGCGTTCTTGGGTTCATCGGATTCCTGCCGTTTCCCGGAACAGGCACGTTCACACGACTCGGCTTTTCCACTGCCGCCAAGGCAATGAAGCTCGTCGGACAGGCAGACAAAGCAAAGAGCCTTGCCGCAGAAGCCAGGGCTGTCAAGATGACCATGACCTCTATCCCGATGATTACCGGAAGAGTGATGAGCGGAGGAGTAATGAGGATGCTTGAGTCCGGAGCCGCCAAGTCTGCGCTTCAGTTCGGAGAGCAGGCGATAGGAAGAAGTCTTTCTGCCGGAGCGAAAGCAAGAATATCCTCTTATACCGAAACGGGTTTGTTTATGGGTTTTGCCTCAGCCGCAGCTGCTCGCCCAATGAATCCTATGGACATCTTCAGCGAAGGATGGGACGAGCGATGGGAAGCAGCGAAGTACGGCATGGCATACGGCGTAGGACAGCAGGCGATCGCATCGTTCTTCTCTCCGAAACTCATGGAGAAACTTGGAGCGAAGAACTTCAAGGAGCTCATGCAGAAGGAGCCGGACAAAGCCGAATTCATGCTCAAGTCTCTTCGCGGAGTTTCTACCGGCCTTGTGATGGGCGGATATGCGGCAGCCGAAGGGTTCCCAAACGAACTTGTGCTGTACGAAACTCTTGTCAACGGTGTCTTCGGATACAGAGAGCTTCCCTGGTACAACAAGCAGGCGATGAAACTGATGAACAAGCACCTTCGTGAAGAGAAGGTTGCGGACTATCTGCTCATGCAGAAGACTCCCGAGAAGTACCTTGAGTCTGTCGGAGAGACCGATCTTCCGCCCGAGGTCATCAACTCGTTCTCAATAGCCGCCACCGCTCACTTTGGGAACACCGTCAAAACCGCATCTGCCTACATCGAAGCGATGAAAAAGACCGAAGCCGCACGCAGAGGCGTGGACGTGGAATCTCTCGGAGACGAATTCATATCTGAAATGATACAGTCCGGAGACATCACCAAGGCGAAGGCATGGCAATCCCTTCTTGAGTACGATCAGATCATGAAGATGGAGACCGACAAGGCGGTCAACACATTCGAAGAGGTTCACAAGAGAAAGCCCAGCGAAGAGGAGATGCACGACATCTCGGATGCTGCCAAAGACAATGCGGACGCCATCAGCGTCGATCTCTGGTACAACAACGACGACGCGATCAGGATCATCAAGGACGTCGCCAAGAGGGTGCACTACGAACAGGAGATGACTCAGCAGACTCCCGATCAGCTTCTCAAGGTGGCTTCCTCGATGAGAGAGGCGGGCATCTCGATGCAGGCGGCCGAATTCGTCACGACGCTCAGCGACGTCCTCGGCAAGGAACATCGCGGCTTTGAGACCTTGCGCACGATCAACGAGATCATTCGTACCAACAAGCGCGACGGACAAAAGAACTACATTCCCGTCAGGGATCAACTTACCGGAAAGTTCGGCATCACGTTGACCAAAGAGCAGGACAATGCGTTCAGGCATCTGTGGGCCATGTACTCCAACAGCAAGACCAGAAAGATGCTCAAGGTCAACCTGTCCGACTACGACGTCTTCAGGCCGACAGAGCACCTTGCAGACGGCACGTTCAAGGCGGAGATCGACAACGTGACTCCGATCGAAAAGATGACCGGTCTCGAAGCAATGTATCTGAAGACAGCGGTGGATAAAAAGACGGACGTTCCGATCCACTCTTCGAAGGTCAACGCTTCCCGGCTGATGGTGGAGTCCTTCAAGAAGAACTGGTGGTATTTCTCCGGCAAGAAGGACAATCACCACATGGTCTTCTTCGACATGACAGAGGCCAAATTTGAGCCAGGAGACTTCAATTTAGCCAAGGAGGCCTTAGCCATAGATGCGGTCTTAAAACCGCTCCAAGACCCCTCTAAAGGCGATTATGTGCCATTTTTAGAGCAGTATGCGAAGGACAAAGCCCTTTTTGTGGCTGAAGCCCTGAGAGACGTCCCTGAAGGCAAGGCAATAGGCGAAAAGATAGCCGCAGAGAAGGCATACGACGCCCTGTACAGCTTCAACGCTGTCCAGTGGAAGAAGTTCAACCATGCGGAGACCCTTGCTGAACTGTTTGCAGACAGGGATGCGTTCTCGATTACCGATGTGACGAAGTTCAACAAGCGTACTCAGTTGATGTTCGACGTCGGCATTCCGATGGATCCGAGCGTCGTCGGAAGGGAGAAGCTCAGCGCCAGGGTGGCAGAGTGGACCCCGGAGTCTCTCGGTCTGTTCAAGACTGAGTTCGGTCGAATGTTCGGAGGAAAGAACCCCTTGCAGTACGACGGCGTTGCGTGGGTGCGAAGAGAGGCCGCCAAGGCATTCGGCTCGTACTCCGGAAACGAAGAGGGGGGATTTCACAAGATCGCTGCCGTTCACTCCGACGACCTTGGAGGACTCTTAGGCAAGCAAGGCTTCCACGTAATGACTGCGAAGGAAGAGTCGATGCTCGATAAGTCCGGCATCAGCGACGACATCGTGTTCTTTGAGAGCGCCACAAAACTCAAAGGGAAGCGTCCTGTAACCAAACTGACCTTATCCAAAGAAGGCATCACTCACGACGCTACTGAAGTGATCAACCCGGAAGACCCGCTCGGCAAGAGGACAGGCGGCTCGTTCGAGATTCCCGTAGAGTCGATACGTCTGAACCTGTCGGCAGCGGAAGATCCGACGATCAAGCCTGCTCACATCGCCAAACCGCTCTTGAACCACTTTGAAGAGTCTCCCGAACTCTCAAGGCTCATCATGGAGAAGTACGTGCTTCCGGGATTTGAAGGGGATGCGTTGCCGGAGAACTCTCCTGCTGAAGCGATTGCAAAGACCAACACCGGAGTCTTCAGGGCGGGCAAAGATCAGCCAATGACCAAAGAGCTCGGCGTTGACATCGACAAGGTTCCGCTGAAGGACCTGTTTGAAGTGATGAAGGACATGCCGAACGACGCACGTCTGAACACTCTTGCAAGGAAGTTGATGCGCTATCAGTTTGAACGTGGAGACGAGATCGAGTCGGATGAGATGGGCGAGTGGAAGCAGATCGAAGACCTCATTTCAGACAGGAGTAACATTGCCAAGAAGATGTCGATGATGGGCGAACTCGATCCTGCGTTTTTGGCTCAGGCAGACATCCATCGGTATATGGAGCAAGCCCTGTACAAGTATGCTTTGGACAGAGTGCATCGTCCGAAGGCGCCGAACTCATTCAAGGCAAAGCTCGGCTATCTGTCTCCGATTGAACTGATGGAATACGAGTCTTCAGGCAAGCAGTTTAAGCCCGGAGACATTCTCCTTGAGGGCGGTCTGAAGAAGACGCCCATTGAACTTCCTGCTGAATTCAGAGGGCTGTTCGATGGAAAAGAAAAAACGACGCTTGGAGAGATGTGGGAGAGGTTGCAGGCAGAGAGCAATCAGTCTCTTCAGGACTTCTTCGACAATGCGGTGGCGGTGCGCGTTCCTTTGTCCGATCTGTCCGGAGCAAGGGCGATGAAGATGGCGGGATTTACCAAGGGAAAGGGATTCAGAACCTACGTTCATCCGTACGACATGCAGTACATGGACGGAGCGGACCTTGACGGAGATTCGATGTTCATGTACTTCGGTCTTGAGCGTCCCCTGGTCGATCATCTCAAGAAGACCGATGTGAAGCACCGGTTCACTCATTGGAGCGACAAGTCGGGAAGAGACCTCTACGATGCGTACAGCGTGCCGCCTGAACTCGTGGACTCTCCCTTGCTGGAGAAGCGCTTCACGATGGACAAAGCGGGCAACGAGGCGCTGCTGGCCGGCGATCAGGCTCAGTACGACTTCCTGAAGAACCCTGCATCGATGTTTTCTCCGTATGCAAGGAACCTCGTGAACAGGATCGCCACTATGGGCAAAGGCAACCTCGGGCCCGGACTCGTCGCTGCTCTTCGCGGAAAGCAGTTGTACAAGTACGCCAACGGAAAGCCGATCGTCACTCAGATCGAGGACGTAGGAGAGGTCACTCTCGTGCCGAAGGGACTCAGAGCGCAGAGGATGACTCAGGCTCAGACGGTGAACCTTTCGGCAGACGCAGCGGACGGACATGCAATGGCGGACGTAAACCACATCAGGGCGGCCAACGTGCTGTCTCCGTTCAGAGTATTCGTTGACGGGAAAGAGCTCTCTCCCAAAGAGTACGTGCCGCTGTTCTCCAAGTCGAAGACCTTCTACATCAAAGGCAGAGAGGTCAAGTCTCCCTATCTGAACAGGCTTCCTTTGATCAAGACGCTGGCCGAGTTCGACGGCGCTCTTCGCAACAGGGACTTCGAAGGCAACCTGAGAAACCTTCAGGACATCATGGCGAAGATCAGGAACGTCTCCACGAGGGTAGAGGACATCAACTTCGACAACACATGGTACAATACGTCGAAACTCCTTGCCACGCTGGATTACAGACCGCATCCCGCATCGTTCATGAATTACCTGTCGAGAAAGGTCGTCTTTGAGTCGCTGGATACGTTCTTCAAGTCGTTCAAGCGCGTACTGGGAGCGGAGAAAGAGCGCGCGGTCGGAGAATTCATCATGTCGCTGATGGGACGCAGGGGGCTGTCGTTCACGAAGTCGAAGATAACAGATACCAATGAGTGGAAGATCCTCGAAAGAGAACTCGACGTATACCACAAGAACGATCTCAAGAGCGCCAAGGGATACACCGGCTCGAAGGCATATCTGGACGACTTTATCAACAGCGAAGACTTCCGCTTGAGCAAGTTGTGGGAGATCTCGAAGAACTTTCCTTCTGCGGACAGGAAGTCCACGACGGACAGGACTCCGTTTTTGATGAAGGAGCTCGCCGAGCTCTCGCTGTACGCAGACAACGATCTGGTGAAGTACAACATGGAGAAGGTCGTCGCTCACTATACGAATGAAGGCGGCAAGCCGGGATGGCTGACATTCGACCGATTCAACAACTTCGATCAGAATGTCAAAGACCTCGAAGCCACGATGGAAGCCAAGGGCATCAACAAGTACGAAGTGTCCTATCTGCCAAGAACGGAAGGAGAGCAGGTCATTGAAGCCAGATCGCTGTTTGTGAAGGACCTTCACGACGTCGCATCGCTGAAGATGATGAACGAGGTGCTCTCGAAGTACGTTGCGGACAGCAATCCGAAGGATGTCAGGGAATTCCTTGACAAAGACCTTCATCCGTTTCTCCGGACGATCTCCACATACAGGAGCCAGCTCATCGAGTCTCAGCAGGACGTCTTCTCTTCCTACGGTCCGAACAGGGCGGGCAAGAGCAAGGCTTATCAGGCAAAACTCAAGGAGATTAGAGCGTACAGAGCCAGACTCTCCGACGACAAACGCCCGGTCTTCGACGCTCAGTTTCTCTCTTCGTTCCAGCCCGATCCGATCGGAGACGAGGCAACAGAGAGATATAACGCTCTGTATTCAAAGGAGTATGCCAGGGCGAATGCGAAGACGCTCGCAATGTACGCGGGCAAGAAATTGCCGATGGAGAAACTCAAGGAGATCGTTTCAAAGAACACTCTGAACAGGTGGCTGTATGCAAGCAAGTTCGCTCAGACTCCGATGTTCGCAGGCGTCGTTTCGGACGGCATGCTCAGGAAGTACTACGACGGATTCTCTGAGGTCTCGAAGATCATCGAGACTCCGCTCGACCAACTGAACATAAGAACGGTGAAGGACGACCTGAACATCGATACCGGGCGCATGCTTCCTGCGTATCTTGCAGCCGATCCTGAGGTGCAGATCATGGAGACCAAGCAGCCGACCAAAACGAGGGTGAGTAAGATGGCCGGCCCCTTGAAGAAACTCGTTGCAGATGCATCCGAAGGTCTCGACAAGAAAGGACGCCTGAAGAACCTTCAGGAGGACGCGGAGTACTCTCAGATCACCAAAGACCTGACAGACATCTTCCTTCGTCACAAGGACGTTGCAGACCAGATCGCGTGGATATTCCCGACCATCGTTGCCGAGCGCACCGGAGGAAAGGTGCACCGAACGATGGACCTTGCCACAAAGAGGGATTGGCAGGACTTCATCAGAATGTTCAAGACCGCGGACGGACGGATGAAGCAGGATGTCGGAGAGCCGATCGCAGTGAAGAATTCGTGGTTCTTCAAGTTCTTCTCCCGCGTGGCGAAGGAGAACAGGATGAAGTCCGTTGATAAGGACGGCAATCTGAACATCTTTACCCTTGAGTATCCGGCCCACGTAAACACTCCCGACGGGAAGGTCGATCTGAACGTGCGCAGGATCGTCGGAGCGCTTGAGATAGCAGGCATCCACGGAGAGGCTCTTACTGCGACCAAGAACGCCATCGACGGAATGCTCAAGGCAACATTGGCGGACAGGTTCGACCTCTACGAGAAACTCAACAAGATCGACGGCCTTGGACTGAAGATGTTTGAAGCGGTTGTCGGCGTCATCGAAGGACCGCTTGGCGATCCGCAGGTCACTCCGAAGGGATGGGAGCTGTACCAGAGGAACGGCAGAGAGGCAATGCAGACGATCGCCTCGATGAAGAAGAAGTATGCCAATGGCGTACTGGTTCAGGACGCCAAAGGGAAGACCATAAAGATGAGCATCGACAACATCGTGATGGAGATGAAGAACAAAGTGGGTGAGTATCTCGACGACATCTACCGGAGACTTGAAGCGATGGAAGACGACGCCGTGCTCTCTGTGTACTATACCGGAGAGACATACGGAAAAGTGAAGTTTCCGATGCTCAACGTCGACGCTCTCTCGGACAAGGCGATGGGCATCGAGGCAGAGAAAGGTCTTCTGATGACTCCATCGAAGAAGTTCAGTTCAATTGTAGCGGTCAACGACATGCTGAAGTCTCACAAGATAAAGTACTATGTGACGAAGACTCAGGATGTGATCTTTGCCGACGAGATGAGCAAGGCGAAGAACAGGGCGATCGAGGAAGCGCTCTCCAAGGGAAACGAGGACATCAGGCAGGAAGAGAAGTTCTTCCACGAACTCAGCGAACCGATGAGGCACAAGTTCATCGACAAGATGACCTTGGATGGTTACGTGATGGGATTCCCCTTCACGGCAGACCTTCAGCCCTTAAAGCAGATGTGGTTTCCACACATGCACCTTTCGGAGAAGGAGGTCACCGCGCAATTGCAGGAGCGCGTCGCCAAACTCGTGCCGAAGTTGCCGGAGTCTCAGGTGAAGGAGCTCTCCCTTGAGACGATCAGGATCCTTCTTGGCTACAAGGACCAACTGTACTCCCAGAACGAAGGACAGAACATCTTCAATCGCATTAACGGAAGAGCCGACGTGTTGACTACCTTGCGCTATGAGAACAAGCATCTCAAGGGAAGAGACCATTCGTTCTTCGGTCCGCTGGACGGATGGGACAGAAGTCCCCTGGCTCTGCACAGCGCGTACGAGAAGATTGCCAAGGAGAACGCAGACATGTTCTTCGCCGTCGTTGCAAAGAACATACTCCGCAGGCAGACAGAGAAGCAGGTTTATGGAGACAACACTCTCCACATTGCAAGGTTCACCGAACGCTACTTCAGGCAGGCTCTCGGATATGCCGACACTATTCCGCAGGAGTGGCTCGCTCCCGGCGAAGATGCGTATAAATACGGGATGAAGAACAACATGTGGAAGTTTCACTCCGATCAGTACTGGATGAACAAGATTCAAGAGGTCGGCAACACGTACTTTGGAGGCAAGATCACCGGAGACTTCAAATCGATCGACAACATCGCCAACGCCCTTGAGTTCGACGATCCGAAGACCAAGCAGGCGTGGATCAACGAAGGCAAGAGAGTCCTTGCCGAAAGGAAGCTCTCGTGGTTCTCGCAGATGGAGGCGAAGTATTCGCTGCTGTCCTTGCTAACCTCCACAAAGACCTTCACGACCAACGTGGCGTCGGCAGGCATCATGACGCTCATCAACACCTCCACGGATGACTTCAGGAGAGCGTTCTCGTTAAAGGCGATGCAGGACGAGGCGGGAAGCCACAACATCAAGTCTTCGGGAGACATCGACAAGATGGTTGCGGCAGGAGGCGGTCTGGAAGGAATGTTCCAGCAGGAGATCAACATGCACGGAGCCTTGGGATACGTCGGTAAAGAGACGGTGGGAAGGCTTCTGACTGAGATCAAGCGCAAGGGCGTCGATGCAGACGTCAAGGGAATACTCGTCAAGCAGGGAGTCTTCAGCCGGCTCGTGGATGCCGGCGCGTACATGATGAAGAAGTCGGAGATGATCGCCAGAAAGCACTCGTATCTTGCTCACTACATGAACGCCAGAAGGAGTTTCAGGATGCAGGGCTTCGAGCTCGAGTACGACGATCCGTGGATTACCAAGATAGCCAGAGACGGAGTTGCTGCAAGCCAGTACCTGTACTCCAATGCAAACCGTCCCGCGTTCATGGGTTCCCTGATAGGGAAAGTGTTCCATCGGTTCCAACTATTTGCCTACAACTCGGTCGAGTTCCGTCTGAATGCGATGGAAAGAGCCAGACAGATAGGAGTTCTTCCCGGAAGCGACGACTACCGGAAGTTCGAGAGGATGATGGCTGCGGACATGTTCATGTTCGGCATGGCGTCCGTCCTTCCGTTCTCGATATTCAACACCATGTTGCCTCCGCCATACAACTATCTGACGGACTATACTCAGTTCTTCTTCGGAGGAAGCATTGAAGACAGGCAGAACGCGTTCTATACGGGCTTGCCGTATCCCCTGAACATCACTCAGCCGTTGACTCCGGCAAGCGCCAGGATCTTCGTCTCGCTTCTTGGGTATGCCTACGACAAGGATGCGGAGAAACTCACCAAGGGCGTCGTATCGCTTGCTCCGGGACATCGTTTGATACGGGACGTCTATCGTTCGTACGATCAAATATCCAAAGGAAGGAATCCCGCGATCATCATCGACAACATGACGGGCATTCCTTTGGTGAACTCGGGAAGCGTCATCAAGAAGCTCAACAAGGAGGGCGGGATCGATCTCTACCTGAAGCGGTATGAACACGGGCCTTATTTAGAAGACATGAAAAAAAACGAGGAAGAGATCGACGAATTTCTCCGTCAATATTCTTCCCCGTAAGGTTTCACTTTTAATGCTCGCTGATTTTACTCTTTCAAGTTTTCACGTCACTCTCCTAATTTGGTTAGTATATCTTTGTGGAGAAGGTCGAGTCTTTCCCTGAACTTCTCCTTTGTAGATTTAAACTCTGGATTTAAAAATATCATGTCGTTGTATTTCCTCGATACGTTTATCATGTCGCCGTTCTGGATTTCCAATGTAAGAATGTCTCTTCCTTTGACCTCTGTTACAAGGATAAAGAAGTCCATTCCCTTCACATGAAAGACCTCGCCGACGAGCGATTTGTACTGCTTGATGAGTTCCCTGTCAAGATTCTTCCTTAGAGCCTTGATCTGGTCCTCGATCTCTTTTGATTTCGTAGACTCCATAGGCAAATATCATTCCGGAGGCAAACAGTGTCAGGAGTGGAAGTGCGATCTGTTCATGCAAGAACCTTGCAAGGTCTCCATACGGAATTCCCCCGAATATGAGGTTGCTGATGACCGATGTGGACACTGAGAACAGGAACATTCCGACTCCAAGAGCGATGACTCCAAATGTTTTATGACTCATTTTTCTCCTTAAAAATTAAGCCGGGGAAGCGGCAAGATGCTCGGTATGCATCTTTCCCCGGCGCGTTGGAGGTTGCCAACTATTTCTTTTTGTTTCTCTTTGCTGCGGCTTTCGCGTCTGACTGACGTTTGATCCTTTCGGCTTCCTTCTCCTGCTGCTCTTTCTTCTTGGCTTCGACCATCGTCTTGCGGACACTTGCGCTGATTGCATCGACGTTTACCGACACGAGTTTGGCAAGTTGCGTATGGTCTGATGCGATCTGCCGGGACAACAGCAGTTTCAGGAGCGCGTTCAGCGGCTCATCTTTCGAGAAGTGCTTCAGCACGACTTCCTGCGCCTTTCCAAATCCGACCTTTGAGTACTCTTCTTTGGACAGAATCCGACGAAGGTATCCGCTGATGAACGAATAGGGAACGATTTCGTTGACGATGTACGTGAGCATTCCTCTGTCGAAGTTCTTCACAAGGTCTGCTTCCATGACCTTCTGTCCGAACTGACGAACAGTCTCGTTGGTCACTTTGTTTTCGAATATCTTCGCCGATCGTTCCGCTTTATCTTTCTCCTTCTGTTTGGGCGTGCGGTTGTCTGCTTTCTTCTGAGCGTTCGGATTCACCTTGATGTACTGTACGAGCATTCCCGCTTTGGGGCCGTCGATCATAACTCCCTCTTTGATGGACTTCTCGTCGTCTTCATCGTCTGCCGCCCTCCACTGCTGAACTCCGAGAATGTCTCCGCTGTATACATTGGAAACAGACAATTGCTGCACCTCTTTGATGACTCGCAGCGTCTTTTTGATCTCCTTCAGTTTGTCTTCGGAGACCGCTACTCGTATTCCAAGCGTATTGGACTTCTCATCCAGATATTTGTCGATGGCTTTGTCAAGTGCGACCTGTCCAAGTTTGTCGTTGACAACCTTGAATGCATCTTCCGGGCTGATTGTCCCTTCGAAGAATGCATCGCTCATTGCGTTGCGAACCCTTGATTCCAATTGGTCCTCTGTCCACGAAACGAACACAGTCGGCTTTCCGTCCACCGTTTCTTTTGTCACACAAAGTTTCCAAAGTTGCTTCTGCATCGTCTTGGGTATGCGTGCAAAGATGAAGACCATTCTTTCGCTCAAGCCAACGGCGGTTCCTTGAATGGCTTCGACGATCTCTTCCGTCAGATTGCTCAGGTTCATCCTTCGTACGACGTAGTTTGTCGACTTGTTCAGTTTCTTCGCAACGGCTCCGGTGTCCATCGTTTTGAGCAATTCGCTGATGACCTGATATTCCTCGTACATGTTCATGTTCTTGCGATGGATGTTGTCCACCAGCAGCAGCGCATTTGACGTCTGTTCGTCGATGCCCTCCTGAACGATGACCGGAACCTTTGCCAGCTTCAGTTGTTTTGCGGCTTCAAAGCGTCGTTCTCCCGAGATGATGATGTATTTGTCGGACGCTCCGTTGGTCTTGACGAGCAGCGGATTCTTAATTCCAAATTCCTTAATTGAGCTGACGAGTTCTGCATCGGGTGTTCTGCTCTGCGGATTCAGTGGGTTTCTCTCCAATTGAGAGAGTTGTACTTCGATGAGTTGTTGACTCATGATGAGTGCTCCTTTTAGATGAATAAAAACACCCGCCCTTTCGAGCGGGTATATGTGATTACCTTCTTCGTGAACAGTAGGTACTGTAGAATTTCTCTCCAAGTTCTCTTGCCTGCTTTATGTTTCGTGCGTAGATGGTTTTGACGAGTATCATTGTGGCGTGGTATCGTTCCTCTTTGTACCCTGTGTACATCGTGCAGTTGTGTATTCTCCACTGTCGCGCGGTGTTCGGATACGGAGGAAAGTAGATTTCGAGTGTATATTCCTTTTTCATAGCGGATAGGCGTTGATGGTCTTCATGTATCCGACGAATTCTTCGATGATTGCAGTCTGCATCTCCCTGGTCTTATCTGTGGTGCTGTATTTCAGGTGTATGTACTCTTCGATGATGGTAGCGACCATTTCGTTGACTCCTTTGTTCTCCAATATCTCGGACAAATAGATCGACATGTCGTCCTCATTGGCAAATCCATACAGATCCGACTTCGGAGAATTGAAGAACTTGATTGGATACGAGATGTGGGGAAATTTGCATTCCTGAAGAAAGTGCATCGCGTTCTTGAGCATTGCCTTCATTAGCGGCGTTCCTTCGACAACCTTGTAGGCAAATTCTCCCTTTCTCTTGATCGTTCTGAACGGCGTGTTTTCTTCCGGTATCCACTTTGCATTGTAGAATTCGTCGAATATCGAAGTGTCCAGGAAGCAGTACATCTTCACTTCGTCTTCGTCCATTTGGCTGAGCATTGAGCGTGGGGCAAGTTTATAGGTTGAAAGGAGTTCCCTGAATTCCTTCGAAGCATATAGCGTCAGGTTTGAATACGACGTTATTGTCGGGACATCCGTTTCCACGGTTCTTCCCCACATCTGATAAGAATGATCGAGGAAGAGTTTCTGCAACACCTCTTTTGAAGTGCAACTCACGAGCAGTTCCCATATATGCTGACCGATCTTCCACGAGTACATCACTCTTCGATTTTCATCCAGCGTCGCATCAGGAATATCGTAATCAAACATGCTCTTAATGTGTCCGTCGAAACATCTGATGCCCTTGCGATATAGATTGACGGTATCGGTGATCTTGGGATATATCTTTCCGTGTATGCCTTCGAACAGAGGTTTGCGCCTCTCATTGAAGTACAGGTCGAATTTTTCGAACATGGTGTACAGCGGATCATTCTCCTTGAGTTCAATGTACACGTAAGTTTTTCCCACATACGGCTTGATTTCGTTGGTCATCTGTATCAGAGCGCCCCCTTCGTCGATTGCATTGGAGTACAGTTCTCTAACCGCTTCCCACAACTGCCAGTTCGGTCCCATGTCCGTGGTCAGCGACGTCTCCTTGCCGTCAACGGTGATCATGTTGAACGACCTGTCCTTGAACACAACCTCTTTCGTTCCCACTTCGATCTCTTTTCCGTCGCTGAATATTCTGATCTTGTATCCATTGCGTATGAAGTATGCCAATGCGTATTTGTTTCCGCTTCCGAACATTCCGATCTTCGTTGCATCGCCCCGCTTGGTGGACGCGCCCATGAGCGTCAATGCTCCTGATTCGATCGCACCCTCGTTGACGACACAAAGGTATTTATGCATCGTTAAAGCATCTGCCTTGCTGAATGAATTTTCCGTATAAGATGTCATTGAAATATTTCCTCATTGATTGGTATGTTGTGGAAGAATCGTCGACAAGCGAATGATCGATCAGTCTTCCGTTTTCTGTTAGTGTAAGGTGGTGACGCGATATAATCAGCGGATTCAAGACGAATATTACTTCAATCTCTTTGTTCGTCGACAGGATCTTCCGGATACTCGTCTGGGTTAAAGGTGTCCTCGGGGAATTCGCAGTCGCACCCGCATTTCCCGCATTTTGAGCAGGAGAGGTACTGTTTTGCTTCTTCAATTTCTCTGTCATATTGTTCCTGAGTTATATAAAGACAATAATCCCCACAACGGGAGCATAGACCGAGATCTTCGTCATCGCAGTCCACGCCCCCATGGGGATCCATGTGTGGCTTTGCTCCTGCGCCACAGCAGTTACTTACGTTTCTTGACATTGTGCTTCCTTTTGTTTTTCCCACCATGCCTCATTCATTGCTTTGCTGCTTTGGTAAAAATTCACCTTCAGTTTGTTGAATTGAGAATATGTCAATGATTTACTTCCATAGGGAGAGCCATCTATCCAACTAAAATAAAACAGTTGAACACTATGTTTTAAGAATTCAATTCGGCATTGATTTTCAATGTTTCCATTCTCATCCATTATATGTGCAAATGGCATTGTCATAATTATGTTCCTTTTGTGATTATAGATTGCTTCGTCTTGCCCACTCAGCGATGAGTATTCCGTCCATGTCCGCGTGCCTTCCGATTGCCTGCGGAAACAGACGGCTTCCTACTTCCCTGGAAGCAAGTTTCAGTTGATCTGCTCCTTTGAGTCCTTTGGGAAGAAGCAACTTCTGCCAGGACTTCGAGTCGCAGTATTCGTACGCATATCCAAGATCTTCAATCGCAATGAGTGTTGCTTCCAACGCGGCAGACGCCGAGATCGACGCCTGAAAGCGGAACGAGTTGATCATCGGTCGTTCGAGCAGCACCTTGACCTCAAGTTGCTGGAAGTCCGGAACGTCAAAGTTGATCGCCTTGCCGAGGACAGCAACAAGTTTCGGAAAGTCAACCCTCGTTCTATAACGAACGAGAGTCTTCGTATAAGACAGTTTACTGACCGTGGGCATGCTTGCGAAGTGAATGAGAGTTCCCTTGTCGGTAAGCATCCCTATTGAGCCGGTAACACCATTGTCAATTCCGATATAGACTTTATTCATATGTTTCTTTTGCTTCAATTGCTTTGTATTTTGTATTCCAGCATTCATTACAATAAACGCCCGCAAAATATCGCTGAGTGTTTATCAAACGATACTCTTGTTGTTTTCCGCATCCGGAACAATTGATGAATCCTCGGGTAAAGTCTTCCGTCGTCTTTGCCAAGAGATGATAATTTTCATCTGTCAATCTTTCGTCTCTGATGTCTTGCGAAAGAGATACAATAGCCGTATTACCGGCTGCATTCCACAACGTGATCAACCACTCGGTTGAAGAACAATAATTTACACTGAAGCAAAATATATCTCCAAAGAGATTAGACCACTTCAGTATTGAATTATCCCAAGTATATCCTGTTGCCTTCTTGAGTTTCTTTCTGATTTCATTGTAAGAATCTTCTTCGGGGCTGCCGTCAATAAACCATTTCAATGGTCTAAGCATAACTTCTTGCTGTTCGATAATTAGTGCTGGTTTCATACGTCCTTTCCTTTCTGAAGTATTTTGAATTGTTTTTCGTTGAAACAAACTCCGACCAGTTTATTCCTCTTTAGGAACTTCGCATATCGTTTTACGAATTCCACCACCTTTTCTTCTTCGATGTTCCTGGTCAATCGCATCATCGGACCTTCTTTGTGAGTGTGTTCTGAGAAAAGCAGATTGCAACCTTTCATTCCACACAACGGCCCATGCTGTCTTTCCATCCTTTCTATTTCGTATTCAGACAGCATTCCGCTGTCAGAATATTTAAGATGTTTACCTGTTATCATGTACAGATGAGGATCAAATTCATACGATTGAATGGCTTCAAAGATCAAGCCGTAGGTTTCTTCAACTTTCGTTCTCTTGAAGAAGTTCATAATGAATTCTTCTTTCGAACCCTTCGGCCACTCCATGAACTGCTCATAGACATCCCAACTTATTCTATCTCCCTTGGGGAACAATCCTGAAACTTCCATTCGGTCTTCCCTGGTGGCAATTTCCTGATTGCATACGTTCTCGATCTTCCAGCCGATGCCTATCCATTCAAACTTATCAAGACCGTCTCTTTTCTCTTTCCCTGGTTTCAGATCCGTATAGTCGTGACACAATTTCCCAATGCGAAAGAGCTGTTCCGTGCTGAGTTGTTCGAGAAGTTCTGCTTCCGGTTTGTCGATCTTGATGTTGAGGTTGTGTTCTTGATGCTTGTCTTTGAGTGATACTGCCAATAAGGTAACGATGGTTCGTTCTGTTTCAGTGAACTTTGCTATTTTTGGCACGACAAACTCTTTCCATGCCCGTTCATAGTTGAATTCTTTACTGCTCATATTTTCCTTTCTGTTGATTTGTATGCATCGTAGAGTTCAAATGGATAGTAGTAAACGGGTTTCCCTATCTTCTTCGCAAACTCAACCTCCTTGTCTGCTCCGCTGCTTTCGCCGTCAAGACGAAGAACGCAGTCACATACCTTTATCCATTCCAAATCTATTTCCAGCCATTGTTGATACGGCCTTGGATGCACCATGTGTTGAAAGTGGCTGTACAGAGGTGCGAACGGCGCAAATCCCTTCTCCATCAATCTGTCAGCCATGTCGATCTGCCTCTTTACGTTGACAGCAACGTCCCCGATCGTGTATGGGCTTGCTATGTAAACTTTAATCATTCCACTCTCTCGTATATTGTAATTGTGCCTGCTATCTGTCCATAGAGGATCCTTATGCCCAGACTCAACGAATGAGTCCCGTTGCCGGGTTCGTCTTGCCCGAAGACGACAAAGATCGCAATTGACCGCCAGAGGAGATCAAGACTTGCTCCGGTCGGTCCGTAGTAGAAGTTGACGATTCGTCGTTTGATAGTGTTCCTTCCTTTCTCAGCGGTGTGAATTTGAATGTTGTTTCTGCCTCATAGTTCATCCACACTTCGAACGGAGACTCGTCTCTTGCCTTCGCGCTCGCAATCTTCCTCAAGGGCTTTTTGATGTCTCCCTCGAAGACGATGACCTTATCGGACTGATCCTCAACCGCCTTGGCTCCTTTGCCTGAGTGCATGTTGAGCGCCTTTCTCTTTCCCATCGGGTCCTGCGCCGCATGTTTCGAAACGTGGTGAACGACGATGTTGGCAAGTTTATATTTCTTGGCGATGCGTTTCATTTCGTGAGCAAGGAATTCTGTTCGAGGGGTAATCTCGGTGATTCCGGGGGTTGTAAAACATTCCAGCGTGTCGATGATAACGATGTCGTAGATCTCAGATGATAAGACGTGTTCCAATGCATGCGTTGTCATTCTTTCGGAGACCATCTTAATATGTTCAATCTTGCCCGTCAGGTTCGACGGACTCTTCGTTTGATAGTGCTCCATTACTTCGCTCTTGGTCATGTCGTTGGCGATCTGCACAAAGCGTCTGTACATGAGGATCTCGCCTATTTCAAAGTTCAGGTAGAGTATTTTTCGTTCGGGGTATGCAACGGCGATGTTCTGCACAAGGGCGCTCTTCCCAAGCCCGGTGTCTCCAAGTATTGTCACAAATTCTTCCCGGTAGACGTAGAAATTTTCCTCCAGCGGAAGGACCTTCTTCATATCCAGGAGAATGTTCTTT